GGTATGGCATATAGTACGTTCTGATACGCCGTATTTACTACACTTTTTAATATAATAATTTATTTCGATGTCGCTAAAGTGTCATATATTTGTCGCTTTAAGTGTCTTTTTTTATGCAAAAATTAAATCATAAAGGAGTGATACTTTATGTTTACGGACGAGATTTTAACAAAAATATTTGCGCATCCAGCAATTATGAAGCTGGACTTAAATACACAATCGGCGGTCGTTCACGCGATCGAAAACATTATGGACGAGGAGGAAAAGCAAAATGCAGATGAATCCGTATCAGATGCCACAGGTGAATAGTTATGCGCCACAGTATCAACAATATCAACAGGCGTATAACCCTATGCAGAACATTCAGAGATTCCAGCAACAGCAACAGCCGGAGCAGATTCAACAGGGAATATTCGGTAAAGTCGTGCAGTCACAAGATTCTATCGTTGCCAATGATGTTCCGATGAATGGAAGCGTTGCATTTTTCCCAAAGAGTGACTTGTCGGAGATTTACGCGAAGCAATGGAGCGCGGATGGAACAATCTCTACAATGGTTTTTAAGCCTGTTCAAAATGATAACCATAACAAGTTATCACAAGATTCAGAAAAATTGAAAATAGGGCTATCAGACGAAGCCACAGAGATATTTAACAAGCACTTTGACACATTGTTTTCGAAGATGGAAGAACTTGAAAAGAAAATTGACGAGAAATCTTTGACTAAGACTAATGCAAGAACAAAAGTTAGTCAAGATTAGTCCAAGTTTAGTCATAGATTAGTCATAAAAAGTAATAGGATGGTGGTTTTATGATGAATCAAGGAATTATGCAGGCAATAAATAAATTAAAAGCAATCAGAAATCCGCAACAGGCGGCTATGCAAAGCCTTCAAAATGCGGCAAGCCAAGGAAACCAGATGGCAAGTAGCATTTTGCAAAATATTCAATCCGGCAATATGGCCGGAGTGGAGAAAACGCTTAATAACTTTATGGGCGAAAATGGAATCAGCATGAACGACATAAATCAAATGTTTAGATAAATAGTGCATATTAGGGTTTTGTCCGGACAACAAAAACCACGGTTCCCTATTTGTAAATAAACAAATGGAGGTAAACTAATATGTTTAGTAACGGAGTAAGCCTTGCCGACATTGCGGCAGTAACAGGCAACAACAGAGACAACGACGGTATGTGGGGCAATGGCGCATGGTGGATTGTCATTCTTCTTATCTTCGGTTGGGGCGGTTTTGGCAACAACGGATGGGGAAATGGAAATGGAATGGGTTCTACAGCAGCCGCTTATACAGACAGTGCAATTCAGCGTGGATTTGACAATCAGGCTGTTATCAGCAAACTTGATGGAATCACAAACGGTCTGTGCGATGGATTCTACGCTGTAAACAACAGTATGCTTACAGGTTTCAACGGAATCAACACCAATATCATGCAGACAGGCTACGGTATTCAGCAGGCAATCAACGCTGACACGATCGCAAATATGCAGAATACAAATGCATTGCAGGCACAGCTTGCAAACTGTTGCTGCGAAACTCGTGAAGCTATTCAAGGCGTAAACTACAATATGGCAACTAACACTTGCGCATTGCAGAATGCAATGAATAACAACACAAGAGATATCATCGACAGCCAGCAGGCAGGAACAAGAGCAATTCTTGACTACTTATGTGCAAAAGAAAATGCGGATTTGAGAGATAAGGTACAGAAGCTTGAACTTTCTGCTTCACAGGACAGACAGAATGCACTTCTGACTACTGCAATGACGGCACAGACACAGCAGATCGTCAATTCTGTAAATCCGACTGCAGTCCCGGCATATGTCGTTCCAAATCCAAATGCTTACGCTTATGGATGCGGATGTAATCAGAGTTGCGGATGCTAATCACAACAAAATAATTGAGTATCTTAATTGAGTTTAATTCGATTATGTCTGCTATGCAGTATTACTTATAACCCAAGGGCAGACTATAATGTTTGCCCTTATTTTATGGATAGGAAGGTATAACAACATGGACGAAATCAAAGAGAAATTTATCGAAGCAATCAAGAAGATTGATTTCGAGAAACTTAGTGTAAATGAGCTTAAAACTGTTTCTGAAATCACAGAAACGATGGATAAGCTTTCAAAAAAAGACTATATGGAAACCTTGGTTGAAACCCTTAAATCAGGTAAGGGTGATTCTGAAACCAACGTTCCAAAATCAATAAGCGAATTGAAGTAAGGAGGAATATTATTATGGCAGAATTTACAGGAATTGCATTACAAACTGTTGCAGCCGGAGAAGATGTCGCTTTGACAGAAACACCTGTATGTGGTAGCAAGTGCATTGTTCACAGACAGGGAAGTGGTATTGTCAAGTTGAGAGGAATCACAAATCAATGCAGAGCAAGATTCCTTGCATCGTATTCCGGAAACATTCAGATTCCGACAGGCGGTACGGTTGGAGCTATTTCACTTGCGCTTGCGGTAGATGGCGAGCCTTTGCAATCAACAAGAATGGTTGTAACACCGGCAGCGGTTGAAAATCTGTTCAACGTATCAGCGCAAGCATATATCGACGTACCTTGCGGATGTTGCAGTACAGTAGCGGTGCAAAATACATCTACACAGGCTATTGAGGTTCAGAACAGTAATTTGATTGTTGTTCGTGAAGCGTAGGAGGTGATCTGTATGCATGAGTTTGCAAAGAAAATTATGGAATGCGTAAAAACGAACGCTGAATCTATCGGTCTTGACAATTTCAGCGGTCAAAGCCTTGACGACTTAAAGGATTGGACGGAGATTGCAAAAAACATTGTCTGCTATGACAAAGACTACAAAATTGTGGAAGCAATGAAAAAGTCAGAAGATAATGAGGATATTATGCGTATGCTTGAACAGTACGAAGATTATCCGGAACGCAGATTCTACGATCACTATAGATATGCAGATGGAAGATTCGCACCGAAAGGACGTGGAACGTATCAGCGTGGGTATAGTGAGCCGTATTACCACATGACACCGGAAATGTATCGTGATATGGATAGAGATTCGCGTGGCAGAATGTATTACACGGAAACAAACATGAACGATGGTGGAACAAGTAATTCGCGCATGAGCGAGAGTAATTACGACCGTGCAAAGCGTAATTACACGGAAACAAAGGAAATGCACCGCGCAAATACGCCACAGGACAAGGAAGCAAAAATGCGTGAACTTGAAAAGTACATGAAGGAGCTTTCAGCAGACATTACCGAATTGATGTCAGGTATGTCGCAAGAAGAAATGAACATGGCAAAGTCAAAACTTACGACACTTGTAAGCAAGATGTAATTTATATGGGCTATGGGTGTAATGCTCATAGCCTTATTTGAGGTATATAGAAATGGTATTCACAATAAATGGGGAAAATTGGATATTGCAATTTGTACGTCCGAATAGCGAAAAATTGCGCCGGTCGGATGGCATATATACGTTAGGCGTTACCGACAACAATGCCAAGACGGTTAGCATTGCAAGAGGTATGTCTGATTATATGATGAACAAGGTGCTATGCCATGAATTAGTGCATTGCTATTCGTTCTCTTATGATTGCCATATTGATATGCCGACAGAAGAGATAATTGCAGATTTTATGTCGCTGTATGGCAGAGATATTATATACCTTGCCGATGATATTTTACACAATGTATTGGAGAAAAAATATGGATAAAATAGATGAAATTCTTAAATATGTGCAACGGACAAACCCGGAAATGACACGCGATAAGTTGATAGAAGAGTTGGGGAAATGCGATTATTCTGCAAGAGCTTTGATATTTGGATTTCAAAATGTGTCGGATGGGTCTGCGAGAATTTAATATCCCCCTATGTTATAGGAAATTGCCACGACCAAAGAAAAATAATTTTCAGAATTTTTTCAAAAAAATTTCGATTTTCTAAATTTTAGTCCAGCAGAATTTGAACGCCCCTATGTTTCCTAAATATTCCCATGACCATCAAAAAATTTTTTCACAGATTTTGGCCGGAAATTTCACGATTTCACAATTTCAATGCCTGTTTTTTGATCTCCACCTGTCGGCTGATCTTGGGCGATCTATTCCGGGGCCTGTCCGGGCTCGTGCTGATCGTTTGCGCTGATCTTTTGCGGATCGCTGGCATATTGCAAAAATTCCAGATATACCGCTGCGCCGGTTTGGGTGTCCTGATCTTCCGACATGCTCCGGCGATGGAATCCGGGCGCACTTCTCCGGGTGTCTGTCTTGCTGATCTTGTCCGGGCGTGGTTGCAGAATTTCAAAGCGCACAAATTAAAGGCTATAACAAGCGAATATTTGCACCTGTGAACGCGTAGAACGCCCACAGAGCCACGCGAACCATACAAGGCATATAAATACACTTATGGATATAATTAAGGCTATAATATGCCTATATTGTCAAATTGTCAAGGTACGAAAAGAAGCCGGACGAATCCGGCTATTGCTTTTCATATTCTTTTATTGATTCATCAACGCGATCAAATGCGCGCATGATGTCCGCGTTCGCTTTGCTTCCGCTTATTTCTCCGCGTTTCAAAGCATCCAAGGATGCTATAATATCCTTGTATTGCTTGTTTGCTTCTTTTAGCAATTTATCGCATTTCATAATAAAACCCCCTTTATTTTAATATAACACGCCCCAAAAAGAGCGAAAACAACCGCCCGGAATCGAACCGGGCGCAATGCTCCAAGGTTGTTAGATTAAATACAGCAAAAATCACCTTGCCATCCGGTAGCAAGTATCATTTTCCCGTCATTCCTGCGATAAACGACGCCGATACCATCCGCATACGTTGACCATACAAGCCAGCCCGGCGGCGTGATCGGTTCGCCTGTTTTGTCGTCGCGCCATGCATAGCACGGAGAAATTCCGGCTTTCTCCTGTCTTTCTGCTTCTGCAATTTTCCCATAAATTCCATAATATCAACCATCCTTTCATTGTTCGCCCTGTCTCATCGGTGCAGGTGGGGCAGTTCCTGCAGACGGTGGAACTTCCACCGTTTCGACTAATTAACGCCGTATAACTTAGTTGATTTTCTAAAAGTCTTAATAACTCCGCCCGGCGTCCCGTCTTTCTGCGTTCTCCAGTGTGCCGGAAAACTCGAAAAGTCGGAGCAGAGGCGAACCGTTACAGTTTTTTCTGTCTCTTTTACAATTTCTACAACATCAAACAGAAAGCCATCTGACTCTGCTAATTGTGTGCCTATTTTTATATCACTTGCTTTAATAATCATGTGAAAACCTCCTTTATGTGTGCTTGTCTCATCAGTGGCAAAGTTGCAATCCTACGCAAGACCGCCGCGCGGCGGTTTCGACACTAATTTTTTGATAATTCCAAGGTATCAATATTTCCCTTTTCGATCTCTTCGATGATCTCCTTGATCTCTCCGAAGAAGTCACCGTCATTCTGTGTGTCATATGTGTAATTGTCGTTATACTGTTTTCCACTGATCTTGATTGTGTATTTCATATTTTTTTCCTTTCTGGTCTGCCATCATCAGCACCGGGAGACCGTCCCGCGGTGGACGCTCCAAGATCGGAGCGTTTCGGCTAATCAATAAATTTTTCTAACTGTTCATCCGTCATTTTTTCAACTTCTTTTCTTGCTGTGATCGGTTCAATTCCTAATTCTCCGACCATGAAAGCAAATACCATATTTTCTAAAATAGATCTTTCCATGCCTTATGCCTCCTTTACAATGAAATCCTTTTCAGCTCTGCGCGCCTGCGCTGGTGTCATTGCTACAACTCCGATTATTGATTTAGTCGCCTTGTCTGTGATCTTGTAATTTTTCATATTTGATTCCTTCCTTTCGTTTGGTGCTTGGTTTCTTAACTTGGTTATAGTATAACGCTATCGTTATATTATTACAAGATGGAATAATGCATAAATATATAACGCTATCATTATATATTCATTGTGCAATATGTATAAAGCTAGCTTTATATGTTGCTTTCCTTCTATATTATATAGTAGCGTTATAATAACGATATCTTTATAAAAGCATTGACATATATATATAGTAGCGTTATAATAACGATATCATTATATAGGAAGGTGGCGTTATTATGGCAACAAAGGCGCAAGCAAAAGCAACCGCTAAATATGAAAAAAACGCATATTTTAAGGCTCTTGTAAGATTCAAAAAAGAAGACGAAGAGCGGATCAGAGCGGCAGCAGGAGAAAGCCTGAACGGGTTTATAGTTAAATGTGTGCTTGATCACTTAGAAGATCAGCAAAAAAACACAGAAGATCAAGCGGATCAAGGTGATCCGGTAAAATGTCCGTTTATGGATTGAAAAAGTAGGAAAAACTATTGACATAATATAACGATAGCGTTATAATAAGACCAAACAAAAACGAAAGGCGCCAGATGGCGAAGGGTGGTAATTATGAAATACGAAGAAATGACGATGAACCAGATCGACGAGATCACGAGAAGGGGCGGCGATCAGCTCCGGAAACTGAACAAAGCTGTTGCTGATTATCTGGACGGGTTGAAGTTGAGCGACAAAGCACGCGAGCAGATCAGCCAGACAGATATCAATAATATGGCGGATGTGTTCGGCGGTTGCTTCACTTCTGAAGAAGTGGAAGAAGTTGTAAACAGTTATTGCGAAGATTAGAAGGGGCGGTATTTATGACACAGAATGTTATTAAATCAACAAGCAACGTGAAAATATATACAGTTGAAAATTTTGACAATGTAAAGGTTTATGAGTATCCGGACATTGTATCTCATAAATGGTATAGAAAGTTAGAATATAATGGTATCGTAGGCTGTGAGCATCCAGCAAAAAAGAAGTTGACAGAAGATACTATTTTGAACTTTATCGAAGCGGTGGACGATTTCAATAGCAAAGGGGAAACGTATGCAAAAGTAAATGCTGATTATTGTAGAAAATATACAAGTACTTCGATAGAGGGGATCATGCAGGGTTTAATATTTAAGTATGAGCTATAAGAAAAGAGCTGTTGAAATATAACACACAAAAGGCGGCTTCGTAGTCGCTTTTTTGTTTATATATAAATATATGCCTGATAGACATATAAAAGCCATATATACAAGATATAGAGCCTATACACCCATAGATTATTGACATATTCAAGATATAGTGGTATAGTATAGCCAATTTATAAAGCTTGTATATAATTGTTATATGCGGATGTGCCCGGAGCATATGAACAACCAAGCCAAGGCAAGAGGGCGCTATATGAACGTTCGCCGGTTAGATTTATTTCTAGCCGGCTTTTTTATTTGCCGGAGATCAGGAAGGGAGACGCGAACATGGCGAAGATCAAGGAGCAGGAAAGCGAATATGCGCAGGCGATTACATGCGTTGAGGATATGCCAGCGGTCGCTTCTGACATAGTATCCAAATATTGTGATGTGAATAGTGTAGATGAATCAAATATATATCCAAGTATTTGGAACGACATTATCACAGAATTATATATTAAATTATTTAAGCCGTGTAATAGATTATTAAAAAAAGATAATGCTCAATATAATGATTATGATATAGATAGAGTAGTATATATATATAATAATATATATAAAAGGCTATGCAATAAACATTGTCAAGAGGTTAGTCAAAAAGGCTTTTGTGACATGATAGGCATAAACAAACAAACTCTTTACGACTGGGCAAGCGGGCGGCTAAGCTCTCAACGTTCTGACTTGCAAGAAAAAATCATGGAAGATAACGAAGAAAGCCTGTTTTCGCTCATGAAAGACCGGCGCAACAACCCCATGAAGATACTTCCCAAACTGAACAAGGTCCACGGCTGGAGCATGCCGGGAGCAAGAGACAGAGCCGACACCAAGCAAGCCTTAACCGCTGCTGATCTTCCGCAGTTAGGCAAGCAACTACAAGATATAGTACAGATAGAAGCAAAACCACAAGATATAGTTGTTGATAGTGTAAAAACAGAGTGTACTTAGTTTTTACATTCAAATATTCTGTTTTATTTGTGCAAAATGACAATGGATCAGGCGCGGCGGATCAGCTCCAACAGATCAGCCGCTAGGGTGGTGGGGGTTTGATAGGACCAGGAAAACGCCCCTACTAAGCACCACAAACATTTTTCAAAACAAAAAGTCCTATTATATATAATATAAATATATAGAACCATTACACATACACATATAATAAATAATTAAATTATATAAACGTAATACATATATGATTGTTATATATAAGGGTTTTACAGGCAACGTAAAAGGATTGAATAACCATGAATGAAGGCTACGGAACAGCATTTTGATTTTTAAAAATTTTTCAAAAAATAAAAAAAGGGTTGATTTAATGGGAGATTAAAGATGAAATTATTTTCAAAGCGAAAAAATAAAAATTCAGAAATTGAAAATCGAGAAGTACGAGACAACAAAGAGACTGAACCTCGTACAACAATTATTCACTCACAACGCATTTGCAAGGGACTTCTTTACAGCACAGAAGATTCAGAGTTAGTTGTTTGTTGGAAACATTCGGATTCTTGTGAAGAAGAGAAATCTGCATTATTCAAAACCAAAAATGGAAGATGGTTTCGTTGTTTACAAAAAACAAAGAAATATGTGAGCTTAAACCTTGATATATGCAAATACATTGTTGAGGAAAAAAAGATCAGTTATTCAAATATTATTCCAATCAACGAAGATTATGCAAAAAGAACAGTCGGCGATTATGACGTTCAGAAGTATATGGAGCTGTGGGGAGACGAGGTAGAAGAAGCATGATAACGTATCGAGACATACACCGGCTCCGTTCTACAGGATATAAGGTGTGCAGAATCACAGACCGGATTTATCTGGTATCTCTGTATTCGAGACGGGAATATGACGGAAATCCGGTATCAACGATTGCAAAGTGGATTTTATCTCACGTATACGCAATACGGGTAGTTAAGAGGTGGATTTAATGAGCGAATGTGGAGTAATAACAAGAACTGTAACAGATAATGTCAATCATCCGTCGCATTATGAGACAGGGAACTTTGAGTGCATTGACGTTATGATAGAAACGCAAGGCAAAGAAGCCGTGATGGACTTCTGCGTGTGCAATGCTTTTAAGTACATATACAGGCATAACAACAAAAATGGCGTTGAAGATGTCAAAAAGGCTAAATGGTATCTGGATAAATATATTGAATTGTCAGAAAAATAAAAAAGCCGCTGATTTGCGACTTAATTATTTTCAACATAAGATTTCAGAATGTGTATCACGAGATTAGAAAGAGATCGACCTTGCTTTTTTGCAATTGCTTCCAGATCAACACGTAATTCACTTGGAACACGAACTGTTATTTGAGCATCGTTTTGCTTTTGCTTTTTAGCCATATATTACACCTCCATAAGCATAATATAACATAAACGGATAAATATTGCAATGCAAAGCAATAAAAAGCACTGCAAAGCATTGCAAAGCACTGCATTTTGTGATATAATACCCATATCAATTAAAGATAAGGGGTGTGTATTTATGATTATAGGCTATGCGAGAGTATCAACCAAGGAACAGAACCTTGCAAGACAGTTAGAAGCACTAAAAAACGCCGGATGTGAAAAGATTTACATGGATAAGTTATCCGGCAAGGACTTTGAACGTCAAGATTATCAGACTATGATTGCCAATTTAACGAGTGACGATGTTCTCATTATCTTGTCTATCGACCGGCTTGGCAGAAACTATGATGAGATCATGGATGAATGGCGAAGAATCACTAAGACAATCAAAGCAGACATTAGGGTTCTCGATATGCCGTTACTTGACACGACTATCGGAAGAACCGGAGACTTGACAGATACATTTATCGCTGATCTGGTATTGCAGATTCTTTCTTACGTTGCGAATCTCGAACGAGAGCATATCAGAGAGAGACAGGCAGAAGGAATCGCTATCGCAAAGAAAGAAGGAAAATACAAGGGCGGCACAAAGAAAACTGTAGATAGTGAATTGCTTGACAGCAATTTGATTCTTTACCGTTCCGGTAAGATTACCAAGTCTGTATTTGCGAAGAATATCGGTGTATCACGACCGACTTTAGACAGGATTTTGTCAGAATACGCTGCATAAGCGTTTTTATGCTCTATCGCCAAAGGGTAAGGCACAGGACTTTGACTCCTGCATTTGTTGGTTCGAATCCAACTAGGGCAGTTTGGATTCTTAATGTTTTTCATTTTGGAATCCTCCTTTCGTAACCCACTAGCGGAATGCTGATTAAAGAGCCGTCACAAGGCTCGGTGGGTTTTGCCGGTTGAATGCCGGCACGTATAAACCCCTTTATCCCATGGGGAACACACATTTCTCCTTTGCGCATTTTCCCTCCACAAGAAGGATGCGCACACGAAGTATAGATCAATGGCAGATCATACGGTTTTACACACCCCACGTTTTCCCGTAAATTCCGGTTCGATTCCGGGTGCTTCGTATTTCACAACCTGCATACCCAGGAATACGTTTTGACGCAACAAACTATTTTTTATCGGGTTGTGAATGTAATATCTTGTCTGATTCTATGTCACTGATTCGCGATAATTGACTAACGAACAGTCTTGGATTTTGCGTGGTGTTCACGCGTGCGCCACACAATTTCGACTTATTTGTGACTAGGATTTGTCACTTCGACATGTAGTGTAAGTGGGAGCACAGTTCACGTATTGTGGCACAAGTGAAGTTCGAATCTTCCGTGTCGATTCCCTTGCAAAGTGGCATTTTTTGTTCTCCCAATGTTGTGGAATCCAACCATGCACATTTTCGGATGTGCATACCGTCACAGGCGGTATTTTGCCGATATGGGATAATGGTATTCCAATAGCTTGCTAAGCTATCCAACATATAAATGTTGTTCGTGTTCGATTCACGATGTCGGCGTTCTCACATACAAGTGAAATGGAAATATAGTTGTTGGTTATCTGTATTATCCTAAAACCAACCTGTATGTGAGTTGATGCGTGGCGAAATAGGTAAACGCTAATCAATGGTTAAGAAAAAGGTGTGCGACAAGAATTGCTATTAACAAGTCTGGTAAAAAGCTGTAAGCAATTACACCAATAAATCCGTTAGAAAATAAAAATCCATTTTTCCCTATTCGTAGGTGCAGACTAACTAACGGAATTTCATGTGTGGTGCAAATCCACACCGCATCAAGCGGTCGGGTAGTCCCGAATAAGCAGGCGTTTCAGTAATCCCTGCTGAAATAAAAAAATTCCGATGCATGGCATACCACACCGGTTAAAATGTCTGCATCGGAAACCGCACATGGAGAAGCGGCAACGATTGGTGGTGTTGCGGCAGACTGTAAATCTGTTCCCACGCGGTAAACATTATAGGTTCAATTCCTATCTTCTCCATTTAACAGCAAACTAGGTTAGCTACCGAAAAGCACTTCCGCTGTGCCTGTTTGCTGGATTTATTGTTTTAGCGGAATAATATCAAGCGGAGGTATTGATTATGGATATAGAGTTTATAAAATCAATAATTTTCCCTAACAATGGGAAAGATAAAAGGTTGATAATGCGAGGAGATTGTATTGATTCAGAATTATTGGATTTATTAGCAAAGGCAAAAACAAATGACATGTTGAATGCATTTTACAAATATGATAAAAATCCAAAAAAGGAAGAATCGTTTTATATAGTCAAACTGCATTGCAAAAAATGTGGATGCGAATACAGCGAGAATGCCTCAAAAACAAGAGTTGTTGAAATTGTAAGATCTGTAAGAGACGGATCTGTTAATAAAAACATTTCTTTTTGCGAAAAATGCAAAGATGAAATAAAGCGTAAGGAAAAAGAAGAACGCGACAAATATACAGAAGATTGTAAAGCTCAATATAGATCAGAAACAATGAAATATATAAATTATTACGTAAACCCAAACAGAGAGTTTCTAAAAGGGCTTAAAGCTAATCAAAAGATATCAATCATAATGAAAAATGGATTTTGGGATAAATATTGGCTCGACGATAATATGGTTGAGAAAAGCGTAAAAGAATTGAAATATAGCGACTTCCTGGAAACTCCTTATTGGGAAGGAGTAAGGAATTACAAATTAAAAAAGTCCAATTATTCATGTGAGTTATGTTCTAAAAAAGGAATAATTCTTCAAGTACACCATAAAAAATACGATCGACACGGGGAAGAACACATAAGAAGTGTTGCAGATAAAGATTTAATAGTTCTTTGTTCCGATTGCCACAAGAAGTTTCACGATATTGTTATGTGAATGGAGGTGTATTTGTATGTCAGTAATAAGAGTACATAAAAGTAAGAATTTTACAGTAATGAGCAATGTGCATCTTAGAGACAAAAACCTTAGCTTGAAATCAAAAGGTTTATTGTCTATGATGCTTTCTTTACCGGATGATTGGGAATATTCGATTGCTGGTTTATGCAAGATATGTAAAGAAAACGAAACTGCAATAAAATCTTCGATCAATGAATTAAAAGATTTTGGATATATTATTGTCAAAAAAGAAAACCCAACAAAAATGAATGGAGGTAGAATAAAATATAATTATGAAGTATATGAGACCCCTCGAGATAACGAAATACAGAATGGTAAAAAACAACCCACAGAAAATCTACCTACTGAATTTCTAGGGGTAGAGAATCAAGTACAAATAAATACTAATGAATTAAATACTAAAAAACAAAATACTGATACATCTTATGCTTTTCCTAAAGGAAAAGGTAGTTCATGCTTTTCTCCCGAAAAGGCGGTCGAGCAAAGCGATGTTAAATATCGAATTGATGATGTTCCGAACCTTGTTAGTCGATATGCAGAACCAAACACGCCAGGAAGCCGAATAATCGAACTTAGAAACATTATTCAGTATTTTATAAGCAGATACGAAGAAGAATCGGATATAAGGCATATAGACGTATCAAAAAGTGCGATTAAGAGTATCGTCGATGCGTATTTCCATCCGACCGGCAAAGTGGTTGATTGTGAAGCAGAAGATTATATGTGGATGATTGATGATTACTTTGCAACCGACTACAAGATGAATGGCAGGCGCGTGTCTAAGAGCTTGCAGCATTTCTTTTCCGGGAAGATCAGAGAGAATATTTACATGAAACGAATATAGGAGTGAGAGATATGTGTGACTTATGTAGAAAAATAGTTGATGTTAAAACAGGATTTTTGGATGCACTTATGACGCAAGAGGATTTTATTGCGAATGAAAATGGAACAATTTTCTTGTACATAAATACAGGCGATAGCGGATGTCCTGGAACGATAGATGTAAATTATTGCCCTGTGTGCGGTAGAAAGCTGGTGGAAGAGTGAAATTTACAGGACAAGAACGTGGCGTTTCATATGAAACTACTTTTGAAGGAATGGAAGTTGAGGTAACAGTCCGCAAAATTAGCACAGGAGAAACAGAATCAGCTAAATATCATTGTTTATATCCTCCTGTTTTAGGATATGACAAAGATGATATAAAAAATGTCGAGGAAATAACTGATGAATTGATTGATAAATATGGGGTGGGAGAATGAAAGCACTAATTAAATTCATCAAGAATCTGAAATCGTTTTATCGGTTTTATAAAGATTATGAGTATAACGGAGCTGAATGCGAGTTTATTATTGAAAATTATCAAAAAGTATTATGCAGCAGAACAAAAACAATGAGTAAACCGACATATTATGCAGATGCTATTATTCATTATATTGACGAATGGTACGAAGATTCTTGGAAATCAATTTATAAATGCAATCCGATTGAGGTAGAAAAACCAAAAATCATGATAACGTCTGATGGGAAATTTGCACAGGTTTATATTGACGGAAAAAAGGTAAGATGCACCGATATGGAATTGCATTTTATCGGTCATGTAAACGAGAAACCGATGATTACCGTAGATGCTCAATGGCATAAAATGGATGAAAACGGAAATGCAATTCTGAATGAGGATAAAACTGCCATATTGACAGAGGGTATAAAGATAAATTGTTAGGAGTGATATTATGAAATCAATACAAGAAATAGTGCAAAAAGCGACTGATGAAGCATTAGACAATACCACGATTAACAATATCCCTTTTTGTGAATGGATTGATAATGTGAATAATGCTTATGAGAATAAAAAGTGTAATTTGGATTCCTGCCGATACAATGCAAATGGTAAATGCACCAATGACGAGAAGAGAAAAGAATGCATTGAAGTTTCTGAAAAGGTGTTATGTATAAAGTGAAAGGAGATATAGAAAACTATGAAAAAAATATTTGTAAGCGCGCCAATGAAAGGCAGAGCAGAGGAAGAAATCAGAAAAACAATTGATAAGATGAAGAATATTGCGGAAATTTACGAGGGAGAAGAGATGGAGCTGATTGATAGCTACATTGAGGACAATCCACCTAAAGACAGCAAAGAAGCTGTATGGTATTTAGGCGAGAGCCTTAAAAAACTGGCACAGGCTGATGTATTTATTGGAATACGTGAGAGTTTCGATTGGAACGGCTGTCAGATCGAAAGAGAAACAGCAGAAAAATATGGCATTAAAGCATACGCAATTCCGGTAAGATATGTGATTGATGATTATAATGCGCTTCTGAATAAATTACATCCGTATTGCAATGAAACAATGCAATTTTAATAAAAACATTACCGGCTACAGATTGATTGTAGTCGCTACCCTAGAAAAATTATAGGCAGAGATTTCTTTTCGGCATCTCTGCTTGAATGAGCGGAGGTGCTTTTTTTATGGCATCTAAAGAACTAATCAACACAGTAAATCAATATGACAATTTTATAAAGACACATCTTGTCGATGAATCCGTAATATCTGCCTACGTAGAAGCCTGTAAGGTGGCTATAAATGGTGAAAAGGATATTGAGTATGGGTTACAACTTACAAAGCGGTCTAAGGGCATTATAGAGCAATTCTGCATGAAACAAACAGGCGGAACTATATGGGATTTAGAGAAATATGCACAAGAACATAATACGCCATATGACCTAATAGACAAATATTATGAACTTCTAAAATTGGAAAGCTATTACAATTTTGAGAGCTTTATGTATTACATGGAGCGTAAACGTAATTGGAGTAAGCGGTTTTATTATCCAAGAAGAAAGACTTTGAAGGTTGTTGTAAATGACCTTGAAGATTTGGAAAACAGAAAGATCAAATTTTACGGCTTGTCAATGCCATCCCGTGTCGGAAAATCAACAATATGTATATTCTTCCTTGCCTGGGTTGCAATGCGTAGACCAAATAGCCACTCTGCAATGGGCGGACACTCTGGAATCCTTGCAAAAGGATTTTATAAGGAACTTATGAATTTGTTTTCGACAGAAGAATATGCATTTGATGAATTATTTTTCTTTTGGAATCCAGAATATGCAAATAAATCTCTTGTAACAGACAAAAGTGCAGATGAGTTTACTATTACATTAGGAGATCCAGATAGATTTGCAACAGTTACTTGCCGAGGCATTGACGGAACATGGACAGGAGCGGTCGATGTATCAAAAGACGGATATTTGTACGTAGATGACTTGGTAAGAGATCGTGAACATTCCCTTAGCCCTACTCGAATGGAAAATACGTATCAAGAATATCTGAATAAGATGGTTGACCGTAAAAATGACGGAGCAAGGGAATTGATGGTCGGTACATTATGGAATGTCCTTGATCCGTTGGAACGATTACGAAAATCTTATGACGGAAATCCAGAGTACAGATTTAGAAGAATACCGGCACTTGATGAAAACGACGAAAGCAATTTTGACTATGAAATAAATGGTTTTTCTACGGCATATTACAGGGATATGAGGGAAAAACTCGATAAGGCAGAGTGGGAAGCTAAATTTATGCAGCGACCATTTGTACGTGAGGGATTGCTTTTCCCTACGGACGAATTAAGATATTTTAATGGAATATTGCCGGATGGAGATTTTCGCCGTATTGGAGTTGTGGATGTTGCATGGGGCGGCGGAGATAGTCTATCAATGCCGATTGGTGCAGAATACGATAACGGAGATGTATATATTTATGATTGGGTATTCAATAAAGGGGCAAAAGAAGTTACATTACCTTTGGTGGTAGGAAGAATCATTGGGAACGGAATAAGGCAAACACGATTTGAGGGAAATACAGGTGGAGAATTATACTGCCAATATGTTGATGAAAGGTTGCAGGATCAGAAATATAAATGTTCGTGTACAAGCAGGAAAGCGCCGAATAAAGTCGAAAAGCTATCAAAAATTATAGCGTATTCCGGAGACATCAAAAGGAAATTTATTTTCCTTGAATCAAAAAAGGTTACACAAGATCAGTTACAGAAAGATGCAGAATTAGGCGTTGTTCGATACCGAAGAAACGACGAATATCAAGCGGCTATGGACGAATTGACTATGTTTGTATCAATTGGAGAGAACAAACATGATGATGCTGCCGATGGACTTACACAGCTTGAAATGTTTATAGAAAATCCAAATAATCTTGCAACGGCAACAGCAACGGCAAATCCGTTTAGGACAGGAGGCTATTAAATGACAACAGCAAAATACTTATCGCAAATCAAAGAATTTGATATTAAGATTGACAGGAAGATTGCAGAAAAAAATCGGCTACGTGAAATTGCGACATCTACAGGTGGAAACGGTGATGGCGAGCGAGTGCAAACTTCTATTAAGCGTGACAAGTTGGGAGATACAGTTGTGAAGATTATTGATACGGAGAAAGAAATCGACCACATGATTGATGTTTACGTGTCTAAGAAGCAAGAAATTATTAAGCAGATCGACCAGATGGAAGATATGGAACAGTATGAGATACTGCATCTGTACTTTGTGGACGGATATAATATCAAAGAATGTGCAAAATTTAAAGATTGCAGTACACGAAAAGTTGATTTGCTCAAATCAAAAGCGATGAAAACATTCGAAAAAATGTTTGGAAAATTATACTATGCGTAAGTTTGCGTACATTTGCGTTATTTTGCGTATGTTTGCATATTGTTTCGCTATAGAACATATAGTATAGTTAAAATGCAAATGTTGTCTAAAGACATTTCAATTTCTTTCACAGAAAAATCCTTGGAAAAGCATCGTGACGTTATCGCGGTGCTTTTTTAATGCAGTTTTTTAGGAGCATAGATGAAAAGTAAAACAATATACTGTCCGAGATGCAAACGTAAGGTTGGCATCTATGATGGGCGGTCAACGTTCATAATGACATACAGTTGTCGGAAGTGCGGTAAAAGAGTTTCGTTCAATCCGACAGATGGCGAGATAAAGATAAAAGACAGACCGCAAAGAGAAGTTTCTAGCGGAGTAACGATTATTTAGGTGTAGTAGATGAACAATAGAATGTATCTCCAAGACCTTGTTAAAGGTCGATATGGAAGAAAAATTGCATATACAAGCGTAGATAAGATAACCGCAGATAATGTTGTCAAAGTTATTGGAGAATGCATTGGAACATTTTACTACAACAAATCTGTTATTCGATATCTTTGGAATTATTACAAGGGAGATCAACCGATTCTGTATAGACAAAAGCTAACAAATGAAGATATCACAAACAGAATCGTGGAAAATCATGCCTACGAAATTGTTCAGTTCAAAGTAGGGCAGACATACGGCGAGCCGATTCAATTCATTAGCCGAAAAGATGATGAAGCAGTCAACAAGGCTGTGGATATGCTCAATGATTTTATGGCAGATGCAAACAAGCAAGAAAAAGACATCAAAGCTGGAGAGTGGCAATCCGCAACAGGAACATCATTTAAGGCGGCAAGACCTAAAGCAAATTCAGATGTTCCATTTTTAATTGTGGCACCAACACCGATGAATACTTTCACAATCTATAACGACAGCACAGAAGAACCGATGCTTTCCGTTCAGGAGTTAAAAGACGAAAACGGAAATTGGTATAAATTAGCATTTTCCGATACGACATCTTATAAGATTCAAGATGGGAAATTGATTGAGAGCAAACTTCACACATACGGTGGAATACCGATTGTTGAGTTTCCTAACAATCACGAAAGAATTTCCGATATCGAGCTTGTTATTGGTATGCTGGATGCGATAAACAATATGCAGTCCAATAGAATGGATGGCGTTGAACAATTTGTGCAGTATTGGATAAAATTCGTGAATTGCCAAATCGACGAAGCAGAGTTCGAGAAAATGAAGAAAAGCCATGCTTTGACAGTAAAGTCAAACAATGGAGATAATAAATCCGACGTCGATATTATGACACAGGAATTGAACCAAACACAATGCCAAGTTGCAAAAGATGATATATGGGATAATACACTATCTATTTTGGCAATACCAAACAAACAAGGGAATACCGGCGGAGATACACAAGGAGCCGTAGAACTTCGTAATGGCTGGGACTTCTCTAAGACAAGAGCAAAACTGAAAGACCCTATTGTTAAATCGGCAGAAAAACGGCTTGCAAATGTCGTGTTAAATATCCTTAGAGTAAATGATAACGATCTAAAGTTGTCAATAAGAGATTTTGACGTGCAGATCAATCATAGTCCACAGGATAATATGTACACCAAGGCGCAAACGCTTACAGTATTGCTTCAAGCCGGAATACATCCGCTTATTGCGATATCAACAGTTGGATTGTGGGGAGACGCAGAAAAGACATTTAACTTGTCGAAACCGTATCTCGAAAATCTGTATAAGACTATTGATGATGCAGAAGCGCAAAAAGCAAAGGCACAAGAAATAGTAGATCAAATGAATAAGAAAGATAAAGCAATTACTGAATAATCGGTAGTTGCTTTTATTTTTATAAATTTTGCACCTATGCGGTAAATAGGAGAAACTCGGCAGGAGCAACCTGCGGTATCAAAAGCGTGAGTTTACGGAGGTAATTATGACAAGAGACGACGTATTGAAACTATTTCCGGATGCGACTGATGATCAGATTACTAATCTGTTAAATCAGAACAATTCAGAAGTTGCGACGGAGAAGAACAAGGCAAAGCAGTACAGGGAAAAGGCTGGTACAGCGGACGAGTTACAGAAGAAACTGGATGAATTGGAAGCTGGAAACCTGTCAGAAATCGAAAAGGCAAATAAAGCCTTGGATGCGGCTAATCAGCAGATCGCAGAGTTGCAGAAAAATAATGCAATCAGAGATCAGAGAGAAGCAGCAATGACAAACTTCAAGATTTCTGCTGAACAAGCAAAGACAGTTGTTAAGGATGACGGAAGCCTTGATTATGAATCCCTTGGCAAGATTATGTCCGACAAAGAGACTGCCGCTGCACAGGCAAAGGAACAGGAGATTGCTAAGTATCAAGATGTTCCGGGCGGTGGAAGCAATAAAGACGGTGCAGACAATAAGACAAATGCTGAAAAGATAGCAGAAAGCCTTATATCTAATGCACCTAAAAACAATGACGTTTTATCACATTACATTCAGCAATAACAGGAGGTAAGAAATGGCAAAGGAAATGAATATGCAGTATGAAAAGACTTCATACGCAGGAGATGTTCAGATTTTAAAGAGAGAGCCTAACGAAGCAATCCCATTAACACTTGATTTTGACGGCGTAACAACTAAAAACGCACAGGGCAAGAAGATTGTCAAAGCAGGTACTCCAATCGGAGCAAATGGCAAGGCTGACAATACAGCTACAGTAGTGGGTATCTTAAGGTTTGATGTAACAGAGGACAGACCACAGGGCGTACTGCTTAAGAAAGCATACCTTAACACAAAGGTGGCAGAAGCACACTCTGGTGTTACATATGACGCAGCAGTTAAGACAGCTCTCCCAATGATTGTATTTGAATAATAGCAGGAGGTAAACAGATGTTAATTAATGAAGTATTAGATAGCAAGTCTATTGCATTATCAGCAACAGAAAACGCTAGTAACCAGATACCTTATCTTGGTTTACAGTGGTTTCCAGAAAGAAAGAAACAGGGGCTTGATTTAGGCTGGATTAAGACACATAAAGGACTTCCCGTTTCTCTTGCACCATCTAACTTTGATACAATCCCAACTCTTAGAGCCAGAGAGGGACTAAGCAAGGAAAAAACACAGATGGCATTTTTCCGTGAGGGAATGACAGTGGGCGAAGAAGAAATGCTTGAAATTGAGCGTATTCAGTCAGCAGATGACCCTTACCTTGCGAGTGCTTTATCAAGCGTATATGACGATACTAACAATCTTGTAAGCGGTGCGGAAGTTGTTCCAGAACGCATGAGAATGTCACTTCTTGCTACAAATGCAGGGCATCCAGTAATCGCCATTATAAGCGATGGTGTTCAGTATTCTTACGATTATGACAAGGATGGCTCATACGCAAAAGACCATTACGCAAAGTTATCCGGAACAAGTATGTGGAGCGATACAGCTAATTCAAAGCCACTTACAGACCTTAACAACGCAAGAAAGAAGTTACAGAAGCAGGGCAAGATTGCTAGATACGCACTTATGAACAGTAACACATTTCAATATCTGCTTGACAATGCACAGATAAGAAACTCAATTCTTGCACAGAACCTTACAGCAACTATTGAGGTTGATGATGATACTGTTGTTTCAGTGGTACAAAAGAGAACAAAGCTCACTATTGTGCTTTACGATAAAATGTACATTGATGATGATGGCAAGGAACAGTACTTCTACCCGGACAACAAGGTTACACTTCTTCCAGAGGGCAGTCTTGGCAATACTTGGTTTGGAACCACACCGGAAGAAAGAACCGCTAGACAGGTTGCGGATGTCGATGTTATGCAGTATGGAACAGGTATTACTGTTGCAACAAAGGTTGAGTATGGACCACCAATGAAGATGTCTACGTTTGCATCAGAGGTTGTCCTTCCATCTTACGAAAATATGGACAGCACTTTCGTTTACGAGGTTCATTCGGAAGAGTAGGAGGGCGCCATGAAGTATCCGTATATTGTTATTAAGGATGGCGTTTGGTATAAGGCTGGTGACGAGGTGCCGGAAGATAGCAAAAATCCGGCACCTTCTAATTATATGGCGCTACCAACGTCAAATTACACAAAAACAGAGATTAACCGTATGTCTACCGCCGACCTACAAGACTTGGCTAAGATGTACGGAATTGACAACGCGGAAGAAATTAACGGTTCAGAATTAAAAAAGATTCTGATTACAAAATTCGGATTGTAGGAGATAAAAATGACAACATTGGAACAAGTCAAAATCAGATTGAAACAATTTCATATGGAGAAGGTTGACGGAAAAGATGTTGTTGTGTTTGATAAAATCGAAAACAATCCGCTTATTGAACAACTAATTGAGCAAGCAAAAAAAGATGTTATTGCAAAGCGGTGCTACCCGGATTCTTACACACAGGAAATGATTGAAGAAGATATGAACTTTTTTGAGGGTGTCATAGTAAACCTTGTTGTGTACGACTATTCGCAAGCTGGCGAGAATTACATGATGAGCTATTCAGAAAATGGAGTATCGCGCCATTGGAGAGATAGAGACAGCCTGTTTGTTGGTGTATATCCGTTTGTAAAGGCATTATAAAAGAAGATTGTGCGTTATTGTGTTTGCAGTGCAGATGCAGTAGCAGGCGGCACACTTTAAGGGTGGTGGGCTGTGTGTCAACTAATAAGAAAGGCGGTATATGATTGATGACTATTGAGATATCAACAGCAATCATTATAAGCGTGTTATCACTTGGTTTTTCCGTCTTTATGGGATTGAAGAACAACAAAAGAACAGATGCTAAAGATATTGAGGAACGTGTGAAAGAGAATACGAGAATCAATATGAAGTTAGATGCCATTTCTAACAATACAACAGACATAAAAAATGAAGTGTCCGAAATGCGAAAAGAAATCAATTCGCACGACAGCCGTATTGTTAAAGTGGAAGAAAGTGTTAAATCTTTTCATCATCGCTTAGATGGCATTGAGGAACGTCTAAATATGAAAAGGAGTAATTGATATGCAAGAATTATTAAGTAATGCAACAATCTTACTTGCGGTGGTTGGAGGTTTGGCATTTATCGTGTCTGTTATCACACAGGTGATTAAAGGAATCTTTAAGAATGTACCAACAGACTTAGTTGTATTTGCGCTTTCAATCGCTCTTACTGTAACAGCGTTTATCGCTTATATGCAGTATATCAAAGCTGAAATGCTATGGTATATGATCGTTGCGTCCGTTATTGCTGGATTTATTGTGGCGTTTGTTTCAATGTTCGGATGGGAAAAGCTATCTGAACTGTGGAAGCGGTTTGGTAAGGATGTGAAGTAAATGTCATTAGATATTAACAAGCAGAAGATGAAGTATTCTCTTAGCCTTGGATTGCAACCGCAGTACAGACGCGATGATGATGGGAATATCATTTATACCGGATATACGGATGATGATGGCACATTTATTCCATATTTGGATGAAGATGGCAATAAGATACCAGAAGTAACAGGAGAACCGATTGAAGCATATACGGAGCCTGTTATTTTTTATTCTTCTATCAGCAACAAGTTAAGCGAAGCAACCGCAAAAGAGTTCGGAATCGATGATTCAACAAATTATGCACAGCTTGTCGCAGACAAAAACGCATTTCCGCTTGTGGAAGGTGCATTGATATGGAAGCGGTCGGAAGTTGGATATAAGGACAATGAAAAGACAATCATTGATTCAACGTCGGCAGATTACATCGTCAAAGGTGTGGCAGATGAAGGATTGACAGTTGACCTTTATTTGCTCCGTAAGAATGTGAAGAACGCAGAGTAGGTGATGGCATGGCACGTAAAAAGACAATCAGTATGAATTGTCTGTCTCAATCAAGCATTCAGAACGCTATAAAACAGCTTAGAGACTACCAAAATAGTTTGACGTATAAATGTCAGATGGTGGCTCAAAAGTTAGCTGAAAAGGGCGTAGAGATTGCGAGAGTACAGATTGCAGACCTTGATGCGATATTTAATCAAGATTTGATTAAAAGCATTCACTCTGAATATGTTGGAAGTGTCAAGGGCGGTGGTGTATGGGCGGTTGTGGCTGGTACAGATCATGCGATGTTCGTTGAGTTCGGAACCGGAATTGTAGGTAAGCAATCACCTTATCCGGGAAAATTGCCGGATGGCGTAACATGGAACTACGCAAGCGGTAAGACAATTAGACAGGCTATGCAAGACATATCTATAAATGGAGATACATTTGTTAAGGCTGGCGAATATTATTGGACTTACATCGGAGATGATGGAAAACTGCATATCACAAAAGGTATGCCAAGCAGACCTTTTATGTATTACACATCGCTTCAACTTATGAAATTGGTTGAGAAAACTGTAAAAGAGGTATTCAAGAATGGTTGATAATACATGGGCGTACGAAAATGAAACAAAAGTTTTAGGTATTCTCAACTCATACGCTATCCCGAATTTAAGAAAGAAATTTCCAAGTATGAAGTGGCAACAAGGTGTTACGATCACCAATCTCGAAAGCAGATTGTCAAAACCAACATTTCCGACTATATACGTTCACGAATTGCCAGGAACAGAGCAAGGTCGGACGCTAGACGGTCAAAATATCAATGGTGTTTTAACCACGTTTGAGGTTCAAACGTTCACGAACACATCACAGTATGATGCGAAGCTTATGCTTGCAATAGTCGCAGACGTATTTAAGACAATGAGGTTTGAAGTAACGTCAATGCCGGAATTTAAGTCTGACGGAACAGTATACAGAAGCGTTGCGAGATTTAGAAGAATACTCGGAGCAAATGATAGATTGATGGATAAATAATTTAAGAACCTGTTTTCGGGTTCTTTTTTTATGCATATTTTTAAGGAGGTAAAAGAAGATGGCAGCAGCAGGTATTTCAACACTTGAAATTACATTCGGCTATGGTACAGAAGCAACCGCCGGAACAAAACCAACATCCTTTAAGCAGTTGACACGTATCAACGCATTGGGTGGAATCACGATCGACCCGGAACAGATTGATGCATCTGCGTTGGAAGATACAACAACAAGATACGTTAAAGGACGTGCTGACACAGGTGGTTCATTCCCTGTAACAGTAAACTTTACGGCGGAGACAATCGCAGAATGGCAGGCTCTTATCACAGAGTACAAGGCATTGTCTGGTGGAAAGAGAATGTGGTTTGAGACGATCATTCCGGGAATTGAGAAGTCGTTCTTTGTTGTAGCACAGCCACCGGAGCAGATTCCACAGCCGGAAATCGGACAGAACGAATTGCTTACAATCGAGATGAATCTTACGATTGAAGAGTATAAGGGAATGGACGAATCCGTGGCATTTACACCGGGGGAATAGTTAGTCACTCGTTAGATTCTGATACCGCAGTGATGAGTGACGAAGAATCGAATGCGGTAAACAGCTATTCATCGTATGTTGATGAATAATTAAACATTGCACAGAAAGGGCGGACTTCGGTCTGCCCCTTTCCTATGTGAAAGACATAGGAGGAAAGGTAAAAGGTATTTAATTATGAAAACAATTACAGTTGATGGAAAAGAATATAAGTTAGAGTTTGGTTTCGATGCAGTAGAATTGGGTGACCTTGTGCAGAAAATGTTTGAGGTTAAATCCGGTCTTTATGTTGCACGGTCGGCACAGGCAGGAAACAATATTGCGGTGGCAATGCTTGATGGAACAAGTGAGATGCTTGCCACAATTCCTAAGATTTGCGTGCTTGCTATTTATGCAGGATGCTTGGAACATAACCCGGTTTCTATGGATGAAGCAAAAGCTCTGTTAAAGAAATATATGAAGCAGGAAAAGAAATCTTGCACGGACGTGTACAACGAAGTGTTGATGCCATGCATGGAGGATGATGGTTTTTTCGTGATGAGTGGAATCGAGAAAATGATCGAGACCATGAATCAGGCAATGGAGCAGGAAGAGAATGCGGAACAGACACAGAAGGTAGTGCCACAAGACCACAAGAAGAGTTCCAAAGCGTCCGCGAAGTAATATGGAAGGGTTTCTTTCCTTCGGCATATTCTATGGGAATTTCGTATGAAGAATTTAAGCATATGAATCCGCGTAAGCTGGAATATGTAAGAGACGGATATAAGCAAAAAATCAAACAGATAGATGCTCTTAATTGGATGAACGGTCAGTATACTATGTCCGCAGTTGCGGTTGCAATCGAAGCAAACTTCGCAAAAAATCCAAAAGGAAAATATATGAAAAAACCTGTTATCTTGGCTATGGAAACGCGAGAAGAAGATTTGCAAAAGCAACGCGAAGCGTTTCTGGCTGGACTTATTGCTATGCAGGCAAATTATGAATTGGAGCATCCAAAAAATAAGGACAATACAGACGGTACAACATAAGTTTGTGCCGTCTTTTTTACTATGTAATGGCAGAAAGTTGGTGGAATCGTGGCAACGGATATTGATAGCTTACAGATTAAAATCGGAGCGGAAGCACAGAAAGCAAATAGTGAGATTGACAAACTCATAAATAAATTGGGTGTTCTGTCTAAATCTCTTGGTAGTGTAGACACAAAAGGCCTGCAAAAGCTGGCTAGCGGTGTGAATATCCTTAGTGGCGCAATGCAGAGTTTTCAGGGCGTAAAACTGTCTGATTTTACACGAATTGCCAAGGGTATACAGAAATTTGAAGCGGTGGATGGAACAAAGCTATCGCAGTTATCAATCACGTTGACACCGCTTGCAAGTGGAATTGCAACGCTTAGCGGTTTGAATTTTGACAACAAAGGTCTTGTGAATTTTATAAATTCGATTACAAGATTATCAAATTCAAACGTGAGCGGTCTTAACTCCGTAAATTTCGCACAGTTAGGCGCAAACATAAATCAACTTACATCGGCATTAAACAGCTCAAAAACTGTTTCAAGCAACACTATTCAAGTCGTAAATGCGGTGTCGAGATTGGCAAGTGCCGGAGCAAATGCACAGGCAACAAGCACAGCATTACCGCTCTTAGGAGCAAACCTTAAACGTCTGATAAATTCGCTGTCAAAGGCTGGAGTTGTATCAGAGAATACAATACAGTTTGCATCGGCGTTAGGACTTCTTGCATCTGCCGGAAACAGAACCGCACAGACCGCCGCAAATCTTGATGCACTTGCGGAAGCATTGAAGCGGTTTATGCAAACAATGTCAACCGCACCGACAGTTAATGCGAATATTATCCAAATGACACAGGCGATCGGACAGCTTGCGTCGAATGGCAATCGTGTAGGCAGTGTGACACGCGGACTTACATCATCGCTTAATAGCTGGGGAAATTCTGCAAAGAAAGCATCGAAGCATTCATTTAACCTTGCATCTGCAATCGGCAAGGTGTATGCAACGTATTGGATGTTATTCAGAGCATTAGGTTTATTCCGTAAAGCAATAGATATAAGCGGCGCTTTGACGGAGGTTCAGAACGTAGTATCGCACAGTTTCGGACCATCTATGGATAAAGTCGAAGAACAGGCTAAGAATGCGATTTATACACTCGGAATGTCTGAATTGTCGTTCAAGAAATATGCATCAACATATCAATCAATGGGTCTTGCTATGGGTATCACCGCAAAACAGGTCGGAGATGCGAACAACTTCCTTGCGAAGTCCACAGATGGCTATGTACAAGCATCCGATGATATGGCAGATGTGTCTTTGAATCTGACTAAGTTGGCTGGAGATATTGCATCGTTCTATGATAAGTCGCAAGCAGACGTTGCGGAAGATTTACAAGCGGTATATACCGGCATGGTCGTTCCACTTCGTAAATATGGACTTGATCTTACACAGGCTACGCTGAAACAATGGGCGTTGAATAATGGCATGAACGCAAACATTGATAGCATGTCACAGGCTGAAAAGACGATGCTTCGCTATCAGTACGTTATGTCGCAGACCACCATGGCACAAGGCGACTTCGCAAGAACCGCTGATACATGGAACAACCAAGTGCGATTACTCGGCGAGAATTTCAAGCGACTTGGTGCTATTTGGGGTAATGCCGGCATCAACATGTTAAAGCCTTTGCTTCAAGCACTTAATAAAGGCTTGGATGCGGTTATCGATTTTTCGGAGAATATCGTCAATGCTTTGGGTGCTATTTTTGGATGGAAGCTGGAAATCCAACGTGGCGCACTTGCGGATGATTTTGAGAATGCAGCAACAGGCGCGGACGATCTTGCGTCCGGCACAGGCAAAGCGGCTGATAACGCAAAAAAGTTGAAGCAGCAATTACAAGGCTTCGACGAACTGAATGTATTAAATACGCCTAACGACAGTTCGGGCGGTAATGGTGGCTCTGGTGGTAGTGGCGGTGCATTTTCCGGTGGTTCAAGTGGTGGAATGAAGTTTAACGTCACAGAGACAGACGGACTTTACAAGAGTGCCATTTCTAACCTTAGAGGACTCGGAGAATACATCGGAATAAATCTGACGAAAGAACTTGAAAGCATTGATTGGGATAGTGCTTACAAGGGTGCGGAGAATTTTGGAAAAGGATTGGCAGACTTTTTAACAGGTCTTATATCTCCACAGCTTTTCTACGCAACAGGAAAAACTATTGCAAATTCGTTAAACACTGCAATTACTGCATCACTTAGTTTTACAGATAACTTTGATTTTGACGACCTTGGATTGTCCATTGCGTATGGAATAAACGGATTTTTCCAAAACTTTGATTTTAAGAAGTTTGCAAAGGCTATCAATGGTTGGGTAGATGGAATCGAAGATACAATATTTACTGCCTTAAAAAATATATCATGGTCGGATGTATTAAAAGGTGGTGTTGATTTCCTTACCGAATTAGACCTTGATACGGTTGTAATTGCCATCGGTGCTTTTAAATGGATGCATGGCGGTAAAGAGATTGCCACAGGCGTGTTAAAGAATTTGCTTGCAAAGGAAATATCAACAGGAATTGGCGATAAAACCATTCCTCTTAGCAAAGCAATTTCTATCTCAATTACAACAGCGGTAATTGGATTCAAGGTTGGAAATTGGTTATATGAAAATACATCGTTCAGTAAGTTTGCAGATGCGGTAGCAAAGTGGCTAGTTGATAAAGAGGGGAATATCAATATTCCTAAAGCAATAGGAATTACAATAGGCTCTTTGTCTCTTGCTATTGGAGCGGTCAAATTATTGGATGTTGCAATAAATGCAATTAAAGGAGCTATTACAGGTGGTGCGACAAGCGCGGCAGCAAGTGCGGCAGCTTCAACAAGCACAATAAGCGCAATCCAAGGTTCTATAAAGGGGCTTTTAGGAACTGCGTGGACAGGAATGACGACAAACGTATCTGTTTTGTTTGGAGCCGGTACAGCTTACGAAATTGGAGCGGCTTTATGCACAACCTTACTTGCTGGAATAAGCGCGGCAATTATCGGATATAAAATTGGGCAAAAGATATACGAACAATTTCACAAGCAGATTGATTCTGCGGTAGAAAAAACAATAGATTACGTAAAAAATATAGGATCGTTAGACCCATCCGACCCAACAGACACAAACGACACAGATTACGTGTCTGTGTATAATCGAGCTTTGGAATTATTCAATAATCAAAGAACGGAAACAGCTCAAAAAAATGCTGCAGCTGTTGCGGATGCGTGGGAAACAAACATGAATCGCGGTATGAATAGTGTAGATGCATTTGCAAAAGCACTTGATACAGCAGAAAAATTGGGCGCAAAGATTCCACCTACAATGCGTAGAATCGGAGACGAGACAAAGAATACAAACACTGTAACAGGAAAAGCAGCGGACGAACTTTACCATTATGGCAATCAGTACAAAAAAACCGCAAAGCAGATGTCTAACTATGGCGACAAGTACAAGACGGGCGAGTACAAAAATACCGGAACTATAATTCGTGCATACGAGAATCTGACAAAAAGCTTAAATGACACGGATAACAAGACAAAAACTCACTTGTCTAATATGTCAAATTATGGCGACAAGTATAAACAGAATGTAGAGCAAAATAAAACGCCTGTTATTCGTGCATATCAAGAACTTACAGAACGTTTGAATAACACGAAAAACACAACAAGTTCTACGATGTCTCAAATGTCGCAGAACACGACAAGAAGCATGTCAAATATGTCGTCGTCGGTCGGAAATTATGCACTTGCAATGCATAATAATGTAATCGGAAAGTTTAACGCCATGAGTACCGGAGGAACAAGTGCTTCTAATACTTTGTCGGCATCTGTAATTGGTGCATTTTCCAGTATGTCGTCTGACGCAATCGCAAAAGCCGGTGGAATGTCAACATCTGTGATAAATGCAATTACAGGCATGAAAAATGGTTCTGGCACAACTCTTAATGGCATGGCAACCGATATGGCGCAGAAATTTGCTAAGATGAAAGTAGATTCATCAAACGGTGGAAAGAACGTGACTAACGCATTTGTTGGCGCTTTAGGAGGACTTCGTGGTGGAGCAAATAATCAATGGGGCGGTGTTGAATCCGATACAAGAAAACATACAAAGAATACGAGCGGAATAATTCAACGTGAGAATTGGAATCCGATCGGAGCGAACCTTGTCAACGGACTTAGAATCGGCTTAACAAACAAATGGAATAGCACAGGCCCAGCCGGACTTGTCGGCGGTATCGTGTCTCTTGCAAGAGGATTGACATCCGCATTAAAACGTGCGTTTGGTATTCATTCTCCGTCTCGATTATGGAATAAAGAAATCGGTCAATTCTTGCCACCCGGCATCGGTTTGGGTATGGAAAGTGCCATGCCTAAGTTGTTAAGTGATGCAAGCGGAATGGCTACAGATTTGACATCTGCATTCAACACATCCTTGCAGTTTACAGACCCATTGCAAGATTTAGCTGATATGTCAGCGGATATTGCATCATCAATCAACACAGATGTGGCAACAAGCACGTCGACAGTTATTGATACCGGTCGGATGTCAACAGAAATTGCAAGCGGAATTGTAGATGGAATGTCAATGTCACAGGCAGATCAGAACCGGTTATTGCGTGAGCAGAATGACTTGCTTAGACAACTTCTTGCAAAAGATACAGGAATATCATCAAATGATATATTCGAGAGCGTTAAGAGGTCGAACCGGCAAGCGTACAACCGGACAGGTACAAATCCATTGTTATATTAAGAATTTATAGGGTAGGCACGTAAATGTGTCTGCCCTTTTTATGTGAGGTGGTTAGATGGCATATAAAGGCTATTTAATTAAGATTGGCAATTACATATTTCCGCTTTCGATGATTAAGGCAGAAAGCTACAAGGCAACGAATTACGGACAAGACTTGGATTCAACACGTGATGTAAATGGAATTTTACATAGAACGGCTTTGGAAAATACTGCACCGAAAGTTGAATTTGAGACACGAAATATGCTTGATAATACGCAGGTGTCAAGCATTTTTGCGAATATTCAAGCCAACTATACAAATGCAGTTGAGAAGAAAGCAAGTGTTGAAGTTTATGTTCCGGAATTGGATAAGTATGTGACAAGTGATATGTACATGGCTGATTTTGAACCGACTATGTACTTTGCTGATGAAAAGGAAATCAAGTATCTATCAACAAGAATGGCATGGATTTCTTATGGAGTAAAAACAGTATGATTAAGATTTCGGAAGAGATTAAAAAATTATATATCGAAGATGGAACGCCGATCGAATTAGAAGTTAGATTTAAGGATAATGCATTTCCGACTATCAAGGGTTCGGATGTGCTTTCAGAACAAATGACGTTGCACGAATCTATCTGTGAAGAAGAACAGTTGAAATTCGGAGGTTGTAATGCATCAAGCTTTGAATTGACAGTATTCAATCTGAATAGCGGAATTAAAGGATATGAGATTGAACCTGTGCTTATTACAAACAAAACAGAGATTCCGTTGGGCGTTTTCTATGTGGAAACGATAGAAAAATATGCTGGGAAAGACTATAAGAAACTGACCGCATACGATAAAATGCGGTATTTCGATGTTGATGTTAAAGATTGGTATGACAGCCTTACATTTCCTATCAGCGTTAAGAATTTTAGGGATAGCCTTTGCAATTATGTCGGAGTGGAGCAGAACGATGTCACGCTGATTGCAGATAATGTAATGCTTACCAAAGAGCTTGATTCGTCAAACGGAATCAACGGACTTTCTCTGATGAAACAGATATGTGAAATTAGCGGTGTGTTTGGTCGGATGGATAGATATGGCAAGCTTGATTATTTGTCACTTGAATCTTCTATGTTGTTGCCGGCTGATGATTTATTCCCGGCAAACGACTTATACCCATCTGCCGGAAGTGGAGATAGTGAAAATTCATTCAATATTTCTACGTCACTTATGTATGAGCATCCGCTTGTTGAGGACTTTTTCACATCAAATATCGACGGAGTAATAATCGTTGATTCAGAGGGCGCACAGGTATTGACAGAGTACAATCAAAATCCTTATTACGTGCAAGATAACTTCGTGATTATTGGGCAGACACACGAAACGATTACAGCACTTGCGAATGCTTTGTTGAGTAAGATTTCGTCTATATCTTACCGACCAATCAATTCGTCAAAGATAAAAGGTCAACCATACGTTGAATGTGGAGATTTTATAAGCGGAGAAGTCAATGGATATGGTTTTGAAGCATACGTTTTTCAACGTGATTTAACAGGAATTAAGGCGCTTCGAGATGCTTATATCTGTAAAGGTAAAGAAATGCTTGAAAACGATATGAACGGTGTGACCGCACAACTTCAACGTCTAAATAAGACAACAGAAAGAGTTAAAACATCCGTACAAGTCACAGAGAAGGGTTTGGAATCGGAAGTAAAAAGAGCAACGGACGCAGAAAGCGAACTGTCTACAAGAATTGAACAAACTGAACAGCAGATTGTGCTTCGCGTGAATTCTGCAACGGACAAAATTGTTCAAGTATCACTGATTGGAGATACAGGTAGCGGAACGGAATTTAAGGTTGACGCAGATAATATAAATCTGTCTGCAAGTGATGTAATCAATCTTCTGTCCGGAGGAACAATCAATCTTACAGGCAAGAATATTGCAATAACTTCTGACAATTTTAGTGTGACAAAAGAAGGAAAAATGACTTGCAATGACGCAAACATCGAAGGCGACATCAATGCAAAAACATTTAAGAGTGAATTTTATTACAATGGACAAAAGTATTCAGAAATGAGATTGTCAGCAGAAGGATATGAAGACAATGTCGGTTATTTAATTATGAAGGAGTTAATATCTATTCTTGGAGTAAAATTAAGGCGCACGATAATTACACCGACGAGCGTTGGAGTATATGAAGATGGATACCCAAAAACCGGAGATTATGCAGCCGTGGAAACGGCTGGTTTCTTTACGAGCGGAACTGCATATTTGGGATCTTCGCCGGTTATTGCCTCAGACAAAAGCATCAAGATAAATATTCAGTCACTAGACACACACAAATCTAGTGACTTTATTTATGCGTTGAATCCTGTTGAATACAAGTATAAAGATGGCACATCCGATCGCTTGCATCATGGATTTATCGCACAGGAGCTTCACGATTCCATGCAAGAAGATTGGGGAGTTTACTGCGACGCAAATATTGACACAGGGGAAAAGGGCGGCAAAGCGATTCGGTATGAAGAACTGATCGCTGACCTTGTAGCAACGGTGCAATCGCAAAACGAAAGAATTGCAGAATTAGAGAAGAAGATTGGAGGTAGATAGCAATGTCACAAGGATGGAGTAAGATATTCAATAGAATAAATTGGTTGAATCGACCAAGCACAAACACACCATTGAACGCAACAAACCTCAATGCTGGCGATAGTGCGATTGATAAATTGGACGATCGTATCATTACGCTTGACACCGTTAAGGCAGATATGCAAGTCGTAAATGACATGGTTTCAGACGTGTCATTAAATAGCAATACAGGCGTTATTACTGTAACGTACAAGAACGGTTCACATGTAGATTATGATACAAACCTAGAAAAAATTGCTGTGAATTTTTCGTACGATTATGTAAATCAGAGACTTGTTCTTACGTTATCAGATGGTTCTAAACAATATGTAGATATGTCTGCGCTTATTACACAATACGAGTTCGAGGATTCTGCGACAATCGCATTTTCGATTAACGATAAAACAGGAGCCATTTCTGCATTTATTAAGAATGGTTCTATTACTGATGCGATGCTTGAAACAGGCTATCTTGCTAAGATAACAGAACAATCAGCCAAAGCGACAAACATGGCAAATTCAGCAACGACAAGTAGTAATTCTGCATACGACAATGCAAAGTTGTCACAATCATACGCTATCGGCGGTTCAGGTGTTCGTGATGGCGAAAATACAGACAACGCAAAGTATTACAGTGAACAGGCAAGCAAGAGTGCGACCGCATCTGCTAATTCTGCATCAACGGCAAGCACCAAGGCGAGTGAAGCGGAATCAAGTGCATCGTCAGCAAGTGCATCTGCAACCAAATCTGCAACGTCAGAGAGTAATGCAAGCAAGAGCGCATCGTCTGCCGCCACAAGTATGTCAACGGCAAACACCAAAGCGAGTGAAGCCGCCCAAAGTGCGACATCGGCAGGCAATAGCGCTTCCACAGCCACATTTAAAGCGGCGGCGGCATCCACAAGTGCATCCAATGCCGCTACTTCCGAAGCCAACGCAAAGAAGTATTATGAACAGGCAAAAGCAATCTCCGAATCATTCAGCGGAGCATTGCGACCGATGGGAACTGTCACATTTGCAAATCTTCCGGCGGTTACTTCTGCATCTGCCGGCGATATGTATAATGTATCAGATGAGTTTGTAACAACTTCTGATTTTGTTGAGGGTTCGGGAATCACAGAACCGGCAGGAAGCAATGTGTATAAGACAGTAGCCGGTAAATGGGATATCTTAGCTGGAAGTCCGGTAACAGGTGTTAAGGGAGCAAATGAAACTAATTTTAGACGTGGAAATGTAAATATCACATGCGAAAATATCGGAGCTTTATCGACCGATGGAGATAGCCAAAGCAACACTGTCACATTCACATCTAATGATTCCTTGACAAGCGATTCTACGGCTCCATCACTATTGAAAAGTGGAGAAACACACGCCTCGATTATTAGCAAGATTTCTACTATCTTCAAAAATGTAAGATGGTTGCTGTCTAAGATGGGAACAACAGATATATCAACGCTTGGAGATGGAACTGTGACAGGTGCATTATCTACGCTAAACTCGAATATTATGGCAATAAAACCTACAAGAATCGGAAATCAAGCCGTAGAGATTCAGCCATTGGATTCGGCTAGTTTTAACTATGGCATAAGTACGTCATATCAATTTTGTGAAATTATGTTTTTTGGATATGGCGGTTATAGACAGAGTGTTAAAATTCCACTTGTTGGAGGAACTATCAAATATATGACATCCAATACTGAGTGGGGTGGATCGTTTAATACTACTTTTAATACTGGCATATTAACAATCAAAAATAACAGTAACAAACAAAATCTATTTATTACGCATGTTTTAATGTTCTGCTAATAAGGCTAAAACAATGAGTATGTTCCAGGCGATCCTATGATTGCGTTGAATACCCACCTGTTAGACTCTTGAGATGTTGCAGGAATTATGATTCCGCTAAACCATGTAGTATTACTTCTGCATATTATTGCTTGATATGTTCCTTGTGAAGACACTAAAATGAACACTCGAAGTGAATATAAGGGTAGATTATCATTTGTTACATAATTCGTTATTAATGATACTATATCCATTGATGGATATGATAATATAATGTTTGTCATATTCGAGTTTAGTTTATTTTGACCGGGGCTTGACAAGCAGGCGTATAATAATTCCTAAAAAACTTTTTAGGAGAATTTTACAAGGTACTAGTATCGAACATAAAGTAGTAGCATAACGATATATCGCCTAATGGCTTTATATAATTTTTAGACCTAATGGAATATGTAGGTCTTGTTTTGATGTTTATTTTTAGGAGGTAAATAACCATGAACATTATTGAAACAAACTTAAAATTCGGAACATTATCAAAGAGATCAAGCACAAAGAGAATTATTCTTCATCATGCGGCGATGAATGGCTCTGTCGAAGCTGTTCACAACGTACACAGAGCTAAAGGATGGTCTGGAATCGGATATCACTTTTATGTTCGCAAGGATGGTAAAATCTATCGAGGACGTCCTGAATACGCAATCGGTGCGCACGCTTCTGGTTCTAACTATAATTCAATCGGAATTTGTGCAGAAGGAAACTTCGAGAATGAAACAATGTCAGATGCACAGAAAAATTCGATTAAGGAGCTTGTCGCTTACTTAAAGAACAAATACAAAATCAAGACAGTGGTTAGACACAGGGATGTCGGTTCAACAGCATGTCCGGGCAAGAATTATCCATTTCATTATATCGCAAATGGTTCTGTTTCTGCCGACGAAAATAAGCCAGAGAATAAACCGATTCCTAACGTACCGGGCAAAGATGCGATCGTGCGTAACGGACAGACACATGCTAATAATTTTGCCGGTGCTAATATTGTAGTCGACGGAATACGCGGAACTAACACAATTAAAGCCGGAATCAAGGTTTTGCAGACAGCAATCAATCTTGATTACAAGAAAAGAATTGCGGCTGATGGTATTTGGGGAAATGGTTCTAAAACCGCCCTTGGAAGTCATTACGTCAAGCGCGGAGAGAAACAGTACATGGTAACTGCGGTTCAAATTCTGTTGATGCTTAAAGGATATGATTGTCAACTTGAATGTCCGGGTATATTCGGTTCTAACCTTGAATCTGCTGTAAAACAGTATCAGAGAGACTATCAGCTTACGGTTGATGGAATTGTTGGATATAACACATTTATGTCTCTTATTCACTAAGTCAATAGATGTCGAACTTTGACGCACGATTTCGATAGAAATATCAAAGCTATAGTGCTATTATAAAGATGTTCCCAATAGGAACACCAGAATCCCCCTCAATATTCTGGTCGGGGCGGTAGTTAAGTGCTATCGCCCTATATGTAAAAGCAAAGGCAGAGATAAAAACCTCTGCCTTATTTTTTATTTTATTACAATCTTATAAATTGACATTGACGGAATTGATATTGTAGCTCCAAGAGTGCTTTGATAACTAATTATTCCGCAAGATTCTCCGTAAAACTGTATTTTATCATCTTCAAGTAATCTTGAATCTAAAATCCTGTTATCGTAAATTCCATAAATTATGTCGTCATAATCTCCATCGACAGCAATTCTTAATTCTGTTGTTCCGTCGCCCTCGATAACCTGAGCTACTTCTCCACTAAATGTCAATAATTCCCCGTCATAGTCATTTGGATGTCTTGCAACTTCATCATAAGATACGTCCGACCTAAACATGCTGACATCTTCCATATTTGAATTTAAAAACGTGTTCAGTTCGTCAGACAGTTCCCCGGCTTCTTCTGATTCTTCTAAATCTGTTTTTGGGTTTGTCAATTCTTCAATTTGAGCCTGCAATTCTTCGTTTTCTTCTTTTAATTTTTCATAATCGGTATCTAATTGAAGATTTTCGGAAAGCAAATTGTCATATTGTTTTTGAATGCTGTCACATGATGATTGTTTCTCGTCAATTTTGTCATTTAATTTTTGATTGCTAAGGAAAAGAATAGTTCCTAAAGCAATATTCCCGCAAGCCAAAACAATAATTAAAACTATTGCTATTGGATTCCTTTTCTTTTTGATTGGTTGTTGAAATTGTTGATAGTTCATGTTGTTATCCATAAAAATCCCTCCATGTATTTATTTCTTCACATTATAGCACTAATTTTACCGATTGTCGATAATGGACGATTATATTATAAGTTTGACGACAAAAACAGTCTGTTTTGTAAATAAGAGCGGTGGTATAATTGTCAAGAAAGGAGGCATTTCTATGGGGAGTAGCTACAAAGAAAAGGTTGTTGAAGAAATATCAAAATGTGAAAACGAAGTTTTCCTAAAATTTTTATATTCAATGATTCAATCGTTCAAAAAGAAATGGGGCATCTAGTGCCCCTCTTTCTCGTAAAGATAATCTATATTGTCATAAATCGTTTGCTTATGCTCTTTAGATAAAGTTATAAGTTTTTTTACGCTTTCCAACATATTCATATCAGAATAAATGTCGGCTATAATATCTGTATCTGCATTATTAAGATTATCTTCCCATCCCATGATGTAAGCAGGAGAAACATGAGTGATTTTTGCGATCTCCTCAATCTTATCGCTTGGGATATTCGTTACAATTCCATTTTCATATTTGAATAATGTCTGTTTGCTTACTCCGATCTTTATTGCGAGATCGGTTTGCGCTATTCCGTTTTTCTCCCTTGCCATTTTTATTCTTTCTCCTATTGTCATTTGTATATCCTCCTTCCTTTGTTTGTAATTCAATTATAACACAAAAAAGTTACAAGTCAAGAAAAAAATAACTTGACAAGTTACAAAAATGTTGTATAATGATAGTAACCTAAAAAGTTACCACGAAGGTTAGGAAGGAGACAATAAGACATGGTAAACGCAAAAAAACTTAGAGGAATCATAGCAGAAAACGGAAAGACGCAGGCAGATGTTGCGAATATGATTGGGATAACTCCAAAGACATTTTACAGCAGAATGCAGAAGGGCGTTTTTGGAAGCGACGAAATTCAGATTATGATAGACAGGCTGAACATTTCAAATCCGATGGATATTTTTTTTGCTAAAGAGTAACTTAAAAAGTTACAAGAAGGAGGCTATTTGGTGAGCAAGGTTAAAAATCGAGCAGTTGCATTTTTTAACAAGCATTTTGTGAAGTGGAAATTTCTTAACAGTATGTTTGCTGTTCCGTTTTGCAAGGATGGAAAGATGTATCTGCACATTTCACAAGTATGTGGAAATGGAACAAGAGTTGTAAAAAGAACGTTCCTCGTTGAGCATTTGGTTGATGATAACTTGGCGGTTACAGACCAAACGCTCGCAGAAGAAAAAAGAGTGTTCAAAAATCCTACATTACTTTAAGCCATGTAGTATATCCGCACTCTTTGCATTCTGGCAACATTTCGCCGCTATGCTTTATGGTGATAATTCCACTTTGGTTTTCTCCGCCACATTGCATACACACATACGTTCCTTTGCTGACAGTTTCGTATGTCGCAAATGTTTCAGAACAACTACTATCCATATTGCACCACCTTCCCTTGCTTGATAAGGGAATTATAACACAAGAAAGGAGAAACATGAACGAATTACAGATTTTTAATAATGAAGAATTTGGAGAAATCCGAACAGTAGTAGCGAATAATGAAACTATGTTTTGCTTGCCTGATGTGTGCAAGGCATTAGAACTTTCAAACAGCCGTGTTGTCTCTGCGAGATTAGATGATGACGAACGGTGTAAGTTAGACTTACCCCGTCAAGGAGAAACATGGTTTATTACAGAAAGCGGTCTGTACGCAGTTATATTAAGAAGCGACAAACCAAACGCAAAGAAATTTCGCAAATGGGTAACATCAGAGGTTCTTCCGTCAATTCGTAAAAATGGAGGTTATATAGCCTGGCAAGAAACACTATCTGACGATGAATTGCTTTCAAAGGCGTTGCTTGTGGCACATAACAAGATCGCTGAAAGAGACAAGATTATCGAGCAGAAACAGGCAAGAATTGAACAGATGAAACCGAAAGCGATATTTGCAGATGCGGTGGCAACAAGCCGGACATCTATTCTTATCGGAGATTTGGCAAAACTGATTTGTCAGAATGGTTATCAGATCGGGCAGAAGCGGTTGTTTGAATGGTTGAGAAACAATGGGTATCTGTGTAAGAGCGGTTCATCACGAAACATGCCGATGCAGAGATATGTCGAACAGGGATTGTTCGAAGTGAAAGAAAGCAACGTGCAAAACCCGGATGGAAGTGTGAGAATTACACGCACAACTAAGGTTTCGGGCAAAGGGCAGCTGTACTTTGTGAATAAATTTTTAGGAAGGGAGATTGAAAATGGGAGAAACGATTAAAGGGTATAAGGGATTTAACAAAGATATGACGTGCAGCGGAAAACAATACAAGGAAAACACGACATACGAAGAAGATGGAACAGAGATTTACGAAGCTGGAATGATGCATTTCTGCGAAAATCCGTATGATGTTCTTGATTATTATCCTCTTGTAAATGAGGATGGAGATATTTCCGATTTTGCCGAAGTTGAAGCCGTCGGAGAAGTAAAGAAAGATGGAAACAAGAGTGCAACGAACAAATTACACATTGGAGCGAAGTTAGGGCTTAAAGGATTTGTTAAAGCTTGCGTCGACTTTACAATCGAGAAAACAAGAATTGAAAATGCCGAAGAATGCACGGACTACGACAATGGAAAAAATTACGCACAGATTGGAAGCTCCGGCTATTCCGCAAAGATTGGAAGCTCCGGCGATTACGCAAAGATTGGAAGCTCCGGCGATTACGCACAGATTGGAAGCTCCGGCGATTCCGCAAAGATTGGAAGCTCCGGCGATTACGCACAGATTGGAAGCTCCGGCGATTACGCACAGATTGGAAGCTCCGGCGATTCCGCACAGATTACATCTATCGGAAAAAATTCAGTAGTTATGGCTGCTGGCTACAACTCTATCGCAAGAGCAAAAATCGGAAGTTGGATAACGCTTTCCGAGTGGGTTAAAACAGGAGAGAAAAACGAAAATGGATTCTATATATGGATTCCGAAGTGCGTAAAGACTGAATACGTCGACGGAGAACGCATTAAGGAAAATACGTTTTACAAGCTGGTTGACGGGGAATTTAAGGAGTGTGAATAAATGAAGCAGCCAAAGAAACTTACAAGAACGCAGAAAGAAATCGTTCATTCGCAAGGCTATAACGTAGATGAATGGATGGTAAGAAGAGAAACGGAGTTCCATTTGTTTTTGGTTCACAAGCAAACAGGAAGAAGAGTAACCGTAGATAATTATATTCGGAGGGCAAGAAGATGAGCAGATTAAATCCATACGTGGTTGCAGGAAGCATTATGGCACTTGCAGGCGCATATTCAATTACAGATGATTTTCAGACGATTCCGAAGATTATCTTAATTATCGGAATGATGCTTATGGCATACGGATATTGGAACTATGACAAAATCAGTAAGGCATTAAGAATTTATAGAAAAACGGAAGGGAGAAATAAAAGGAATGGGAGAAGTAAAGAATATGTTTGACTTAAACAAGCTGAAAACAGAAAGAAAGAAAAAAGATCGTTCTTTTGAGGAAGAATTGGATCGCTATGAGGCGAACACAAATGGTGCATCGGTTGAGAGTTTGGTAAAAGAGTTTAAGGATTCTCTAATGTTTGGAATTTATGAGGGCGCAATTAGAGAGGGTTTTGATTCAAACATGACAAGTCACATGATCGGGTCGATTCTTCTTGCAAAAGGCCGTATAGATAATGGGATTTTCGACAGAATTAACAAAATTGCTTATGATTTGTTATTCGAGAAAATGGATGAAATTGTGAGAAAGGAGATCAAACATGAAGAAGATAAGAATTAAGCATATTTTTTTGCAGAATTTCGGTAAATTCTTTGGTGCAAATACTGTTGATACTGACATTCCAAATAGAACAGAGATTTGCGGAGTGAATGAATCCGGCAAGACAACCATTAAGCGCGCTGTGCAGTATGTGCTTAATTGCCGGGATGATAACGGCAAGGAAATTACAGGAATCCGACCGCATGATGAATCCGGAAATGATTATTCAGGAATCGAGACAACGTGTGAAGTTACGTTTGAGCTAGATGGAAAAGAGAAAGAACTGAAAAAAGTATTCAGAGAGAGAATCGACAAGAACGGAGATTTCTCTGGGAATATCACGGATTCGTACATCAATGACGTTCCAAAAAAGGTTAAGGACTACGCAGAGTTCCTTGAAGATAGTTTTTTAGATGCTGACAAGCTACAGTATTGCTTGAATGCACAATCACTGTTGAAAAAGTCCCCAGCAGATCAGAGAACAGTGCTGGAAAAGACGTTCGGAGATAAAACGACATTAGACATTGCACAGGAAGATGAACGGTTTGCATCTATAGTGCCGATGCTTGCGGATGGAACAATCAAGGAATTAAAGGAGCGTTGCAATCGTACTCTGAATGGTTCGCGCGGAAAATCATCGTCTAAAGGACTTCGGCAAATTGCAGACGAATATGCACCGCGTATCGACGAATTGATGAAGCAAAAGACGAATGTTGATGTTTCACAGTTGCAGTCTATGAAGTCAGATATTGAATCCAAGATTGAAGATGTGAATACGAAAATCAAAGATGCATCGGCGGAGCATGATGCTTTAGGGCAGGAGATTTTGAACCTTAAATTTGAATTATCCGGCTTGCAAAACAAGGCGAACGGGAACCTTGATGATACTAGAGCGGAGCTTACGCAGAAGTCGTTTGATGTCAACGAGAAATTGATTGCACTGAAGAATCTGCAAAACGATCGTTTGCGCATGAAAGAGAGCCTTGAAGCGGAATTTAAGCGACATGTTGCTCTTCGTGAGCAATATGCCGAAGATTGGAAGCGAACCAACGCAGAGACAATCGGAGAGAATGACACGATTTGTCCGGCTTGCCATAGAGAGCTGGAAAATGCAGGTGAAATCCGGGAGAGGTACGAAGAGACAAAGAAACAGAGACTTGACAACATTGTTGCAAGTGGGAACTTCGAGAAATCGGAACTTGACCGCTGCAAGGCAGAAATCGAACAGACAGAGAAGCAAATACAGCGACTTGGCAAGAAGGTATCAGATTTACAGATCGAATATGATTCGCTGAACAATCGTATAGATGGTATGCCGGTGTGCGTTGATATTACGAACACTTCCGAATACAAGAAAGTCAAGTTGGAATTGGACGAAAAAGAAGCTCTTTATAATAAGGAAGCGATTGGTTCAAATTTGACCGATTCTTTGAAAGAGGAACTTAAAAAACTGCGACACGATCTGTTGGATGTGGCGGAGAAAATCGGCAAGGCGTCGGTCAATGATTATATTGACAATCAGATATCACAGCTTCGTGAACAGCAGAGAGACACACAGCAGAAGATCGCAGATCAGGAATCAATCCTTGATTTGTTGAAGAAACTCGACCGAAAGAAAAACGAGATTCTTTCTGAAAGCGTCAATCAGTATTTGGAGTTTTGCCAAGTTCGGTTATTCAGACCGCTTATTAACGGAGATACAGAAGAGTGTTGTGAGTTCATATATAAGGGAGAACCATATAACCGGAATATGAACCACGGTGCAAAGCTGCTTACGGAAATAGACATTTGTCGTGCATTCCAGCGTAAGAATGATGTGGAAATGCCAATCATCATTGACGATACGGAGTCCTTGGATGCATGGAGAATCCCGGAGATTGACACACAGTTGATTGTTATTCGTAGAACGGACGACAAGGAACTGATTATTAAAGATATGGAGGAAAAGTAATATGGCAGAGAATACACAGGTAGCAGAGAAGAAAGAATTTACCACTTCGTTAAGTGAGTGGAGCAATGCAATGACAGGATTGATTATTGAAGATTATAAATCTTGCGGTATGAAGATGGATGATTACTCGAAAGAGTGTGCTATGGAAGCAATGACAAGTATTTACAACCTTGTCAAAAACGACCCAAAGGTTAGCGGTATGGGAACCCTTGATACAAGCAATTTAAGAGGGATTGTAAAGCGTTGTGCATCGCTTAAATTGAACGCAAGCGCATATCCGAGAGAGTGTTATTTTCAACTTCGCAGTGTAAAAGTCGGAATAGACCCACAGACGAACAAAGACGTATGGCAGAAACAGGTAGAAATGGGAATCGAGGGTAGCGGTTACGATTCATTGCTTGCTAATTATGGCAAGGATGTAAAACAGGTATATCCATATTGGGTAATTAAGGAAGGAGATGTATATATCCCGCCAAAGCACAAAGGACTTACAGTTACAGACCCGGAATGGGAAGAAAAATTCTTGTCAGATAAGGCTGTCAGGGTTGTATATCCTGTGAAGTTGAATGATGGGAGTATCACATATCTTTCGGCAGACCGCGACAGCGTAAAAATCAACCTTATGGCGCATGTTAAGCAAAACTTGATGAATGTTACTTTTGGAATTTGTGCTGATAGATATAAAGCAACGGAAAAACAGAAAGCGGAAATTAAGGCAAAAAAAGAAGAGATTCTTAATGCTCTTAGATCATGCAAAACCGTTGATGAAATGCTTAAATGCGAGATTGCAAGACCATATATCAGCGGCGCATGGCTTGATACGCCGGAAAGCATGATTGTCCGTAAAATGTGCAACAATGCGACGAAAAAATATCCAAAGAATTACGATCCTATGGCGCGACAGGCGCAGATGGAAATGGATGAGGTATATCAGATTTCAAAAAACGAGATTGAAGAAAACGCCAATTCCGTTGACTTTGACGAGGATGTTGTAGATTCAGAAATCGTGAGTGAAGAATCGGCAGAGCCGGAGTTTATGAAGGGAGAGTAAGGATGAGAGTAATTTCGCAGAACGGAACAATGGATTTTCCGTACGATAACAGTTTGGTTTTTCTGCATGAAAGCTGCATAAAAGGGAATACTTGCGTAGAAATACAATTATGTGGAGACACGGAGATTGACATTGTAGCGGAATATTCCACCGAGGAAAAAGCGGTTAAGGCTATGGAAATGCTTAGAGAAGCATATAACAATAATGAGTTTTATCATTGCACAGCCACAACAAATACATTTCAAGAAACTATGGGTCTTTTAAGCAACGAAAAAATCAAAGAGGTAACAAGCGAGTATTTTCGCTTTCCGCAGGATGATGAAATCGAGGTGTGAGTATGAAGTTAACTTGTTTAGAAAGGAGAAATTCATAAATGCGAAAAATTACAGAAACACATACAGGTAAAATTGTTACTGATACGGATTTGAACTTAGAGTATCTATATGTTGGCGACTACGGAAAAGAGAATAATATCAAGGCATCATTTCTTGGATATGATAAGAGAATTGATAATGTAGAACATAAGCCTGTAGATATTACTGATAAGCTCGTAGTTACTGTATCTTCACAAAAGGGTTGCCCTATGAATTGTAATTTTTGCGATTGTCCTAAACTTGGTTTTAATGGTAATGCTACGTTACCAGAGCTAATTGCAGAGATTATGTCAGGAGTTGCTTTATCGGGTATCAAACACGGTCAAAGATTGAATGTGCATTATGCAAGAATGGGAGAACCTACTTTCAATCCAAGCGTAATTACATCTGCTGAATATATTGCCACAATGCTTATGAGTGAAAATTCAGATGTAACCTTTGATACATATCATCCTGTAGTATCTACTATGATGCCAAAATCAAATAAAAACCTTAAAGAGTTTTTACATAAATGGGTAACAACTGGATTTTTATATGGTGGAGAAGATGGATTCGGTCTACAGTTTTCTATTAATACTTTAGATGAAAATAACAGAAAAGAAATGTTCAGAAATAAATCATTATCATTGCAGGAAATTGGCGACATTATCAAAGAACTTCCGATGCCGAAGAAGAGAAAATATACATTAAATTTTGCAGTTACTTCTAAGAGCAACCTTGATGTTGATTTAATGAACAAGTATTTTGACAAAGAAAAATGCATCGTAAAGATGACGCCAATTCATGAAACTGTAGAAGCTGTAGACGAAGGATATGAAATCATACATGACTTTGATGTGTATGAGCAGTTTGAACAGCCACTTGTTAATGATGGTTGGGATGTAATTGTATTTGTTCCGTCTAAGGAAGAGGACGAAGACAGGATTACGTGTGGGAATTCATTAATCGCACTAGAAAAGGCAAGGTAGCTTATGAAGTTTAAATGTATTGCAACAGGAAGTACAGGTAATTGCTACACCTTAACTTCCGAAAGCGGAGAAACACTTATCCTTGATTGCGGAATACCGATTAAGGAAATTAAGAAAGGATTGAATTGGAACATAAGGGGGGTAAAGGGTGTGATTATAAGTCACACCCACCTCTAGACCACAGCAAGTCATTAAACGATTTTGAGTCAATGGGAATACCTGCATTTGCACCATATGAAAAATTTGAACCGCATTTTTACACAAAAATATACGGAGAATTTGAGGTTAAAGATTTTCCATTGACAACAACAGACAATAGATGGACACACACAAATGCAGATGGTAGCGAATGCCCTTGTTATGGATTTTTGATAACTCACCCAGAGATGGGAAGAATGCTTTACATAACCGATTGTGAGGTTGTCAAGTGGAAGTTTAAAGACATAAACCACATTCTCTTGGGTGTGAATTATGACAAGGATTTAATCGACAGAGGCACAAGTAAAGCTAATCACGTTTTCAGAGGTCACTTAAGCATTGACACGGCTTGTGATTTTGTTAAGGCAAACTATTCAGATAGTTTGCAGAACGTCATAATGTGCCATCTATCAAGTGAAAATTCTGATAGCGATAGCTTTATCGAGAAAATGGAAAAAGTTGCTTATGGGGCAAATGTGGATGTTGCAGAGCCGGGCAAGGAATGGTTGCTTCGGAACCCAAATGAGTGTCCGTTTTAAGAAAAGGAGTGACAGCATGAAAGATATTGAAGAGATTAAGAAAACGCTTTCTTTCGTGAAAAAAATTGACATCAACACATACAGCTCAGAAATTGTGGTCGGGAAGTATAGGGGCAGCGTTGTTTTTTCTAACAATGAGAGAGGTTATGAACACGTAAGTTTCTGCACGTATAACGGTCGATTGCCGGATTGGTATGCAATGTGCGAGTTGAAGGATGCGTTTTTCAACGATGAAGAGGAAGCATATCAGATCATGCCGAAAAAGAGCGAGTACGTCAACATGCTTGAAAATTGTTTGCATCTGTGGAGACCGCACAACGGATTGGAGCTTGGACTTCTTACACGCATTAAGCCGGGCAAGATTATTCAGGACAAGGCGGTGGAATGATGAGCAGATGGAAAGAAAATGATTGCGTTGGATGCCCGCAAGGATTCATTAACTGCGGTAGGCAGAATGACTATTACGTATTTGAGTGTGACAGATGCGGAGATACAACAACCGATACAAAGGAGTTTATACACGATGGTGATGAAGATTATTGCCAAGATTGTTGGTGTGAAAGGATGTATGAAATGGGAATGAAACAGGATGCTATGCAGTGCAAAGCCATTGATGCAGACACTAAAGAATGGGTATATGGTGGCATTGTGATACAGGATTGGAAAGACAATTTTGTATTCATTATCGAGAAATCAGAGGGAGCATGTATGCGATCTGCGAGAGAGCTTCTCATGGATATGGCACATATTATTGACAAAGATACGATATGCCGTTGTACCGGATGCAGAGACACCGATGGAGAGCTTATCTATGAACACGATATTTGCGAAGATAAGAACGGCAAGCGGTATGTGTGCCGGTGGATTGCAAGTGCAGCATGTTTTGAGTTCAAGTGCAAAGAGACAGGCATATCGTATGAGATGTCTTATTCCGAGGATTTCATTGTCAAGGGCAATGAATATGATGATTTAGCATATTAGAGATGGAGGTATTAAACATGAACATGGTAATTTTGTCGGGCAGATTGGTTAGAGACCCGGAGATTCGGTACGGAAGTGGCGCAGAACCGATGTGCATTGCGAAGTTTTCACTTGCGGTTGACAAGAATTATAAGAAGAATGCTGATGATAAGGCAAACTTTATTAACTGCACCGCATTCGGAAAGACAGGGGAAGTTGTCGAGAAGCATTGCACAAAGGGAACTAAGTTGATCGTTACCGGCGAATGGACGACAGGCAGTTATAAGAACAAGGACGGAAATACAGTATATACCAACGATTGCAACGTGTCGAAGTTGGAGTTTGCAGAGAGCAAGAATGCATCACAGGGCGGTAATACACAGGATGCGCCGAAGCCGATGCCTGCTGATTCTGGATTTATGGATATTCCAACAAGTGGAATCGGCAACGATTTACCGTTTAAGTAGGAGTTGATAAGTGGTGGGCGGCAGGGAACAAAGGAGAGTGAAAAATGATTTCAGATGGAATTATTGCAGGCGCAAAAGCTGTATATCCGTCAAGTTTTATATATCGAGGAATCTTTTCTTTTGAATCATTCAGAGAAATCAAAAAGTTTTGCGATGTAAAACCCATGAGAATGTATGCGGATGGCACTTGTGATTACATTATTGGATACAGAAAAGAAAGCGAAATTACAGATACTGACGAACAGAATCAGTACAATCAAGGCGTGGACGACGTTGTGCAGGCAATCAAAGACCTTGTAAGCGAAAATCCGACAGATTGTTTTGCACAGATTGTATCTGATTTAGACCAGATAGCAAGCGACTTAAAGGAGTGTGAGGCATAAGTGGCTACGAATTTAAGACAGGTGTATGCGATTGAGAAGAAGAACAAAGAACGGCTTCTCAAAGTAAATCATAAGTTGAATGACAAGAGCGGTATATATTTCTTGCTTCGAGAGGATGAAAACGGATTCAAATTTGCGTATATCGGACAGGCGGTACACATAATCAGCAGATTGGCGAGCCATTTATCCGGTTATCAACAGCACATAGATTTAAGCATCAGATCGCACGGATTGTACGATGCAGAGAAGAATCCTTATGGTTGGCGAGTTGAATTTATGAATCTTCCGACTTCACAGCTTGACGAAGCAGAAAAGAAGTATATCCGATTATATGCCGATAAAGGTTATCAGCTTAGGAATGTCAGTTTAGGCGGTCAAGGAGAAAATCGTGCCAGCGGTTCAATAGGAGAAAGAAAGGCACCTAAAGGCTATATGCAGGGCATACAACAAGGTAGAAAGAACCTTGCGATGGAATTATCCTCTATCGCAGAAAAGCACCTTAAAATCGAATTGAGAGAAGATAAGGTTAATAACAAGGTATCGCAGAAACAGTATGAGAAGTTTATGGATTTATTGAAAGAAGGTAGGAGCGAATGAGCGGAATTAAAGGCTATACAGCAGAAGAAGTCGCACGAGATGCAAAACAAAAACTTATTAGCGATTATGAATTTTGCAAGTGTAATTTAGCTGAAATCAGAAAGCGTGAAAAAGAAATTGCAGATATAAGACTTGATTACAATATAAAGATAGCAAAGTATAGGATGGAAAGCGTAAACAGAGTTCTTGACTTCATAAGAAGTGAATATATGGCAGGTAGAATTTGCAACCTTGAAACGCTGTTGTGTCACTGCCAAAACAAGCTGAGTGGCAACATTGACGGAACAGAATTAGACCTTGACGAGCATTTAAGAGGAGTTTCCTTTAAGAAAGTGGGCGATTCAGAATGAATGATTGTAAAGGATGTAGATACGAAAGCAGCACAGATATAGAGGTACATTTAGAATTTTGCACAAATTGTAAAAGGGCTTATTCTAACGAAGAAGATAGAGAATTTCACGAAGATAAGTATGAAACTGTAGATTAAAAATCAAAGAAAGGAATAAGGTTGTCCGGACACAAAACCTAGGTTTCCTTTTGGTAGATTTAGAATGAAAGAAATGTGGAAAGATATACCTAACTGCATTGGATATGAGGTATCTAGCATTGGCAATGTTCGTTCCAAAGATAGAAGAATATGGAATGGGAAAGGATATTTTATAAAGTGTGGAAAAACGCTAAAGCAATCAGTTAGCAAAAAAGGATATTGCGTTATCACTCATATTAAGGCATTACCAACACAGCAAGTGCATAGATTGGTTGCAATGGCTTTTATAGAAAATCCTTTTAATAAGCCACAAGTGAACCATATCAATGGCATTAAAACCGACAATAGAATTGAAAATCTTGAATGGTGCAATAATTCAGAAAATCAATTACACGCATACGAAACCGGATTGCAAGACAGAAAAAAGTACCATGCCGGTAGACCTTGCAGAGCGGTGTTAAAAATTGATTTGAACACCAAAGAGGCTGTTGCCGAGTACAGTTCGATATCGGAAGCAGTAAAAGAAAATAACATGAAAACAAACTCGAATATCAGAGCGGTGTGTAAAGGATTGAGAAATCATGCTGGTGGATATGGTTGGAGATACAGAGAGGAAGTGATGGAATGCAGCAGATGACAATATTTGACATGATTAGAGAGCCAATAAAAATTACAAAGCCTATACGTCTTATAGAGTTATTTGCTGGCTGACCGGCTACGGAAGTCAAGCAATGGCACTAAAGAGAATAGGTGCAAAATTTGAGCATTACAGGGTTGTAGAATTTGATAAGTATGCTATTGCAAGCTATAACGCAATACATGGGACGAATTTTCCCACAATGGATATTACGAAAGTACACGCAGATGATATGGCGATAGAAGATACAAAGCACTTCACTTACTTACTTACTTACTCTTTTCCGTGTACGGACCTGTCTGTTGCCGGGAAGCAAGCTGGAATGTCTAAAGGCAGCGGTACACGATCAGGGCTTTTGTGGGAAGTTGAAAGAATACTGACAGAAATCAGAGATGGTAGCGGAGAGTTGCCGCAGATATTATTCATGGAAAATGTACCACAAGTACATGGCAAGAAAAATATTGATGATTTTAAAAAGTGGTTGGAATTTTTGGAAAGTTTAGGCTACACAAACTATTGGCAAGATTTGAATGCTAAAAATTATGGAGTGGCACAGAATAGAAACAGATGTTTTATGTTTTCATTCTTAGGGAATTATTCATATAATTTTCCGAACCCTATACCACTTAAAAAGAAACTCAAAGACTACCTAGAGGATAATGTAGACGAGAAGTATTACATCAACAATGAAAAGGCTGACAAGCTGATAAAACAGCTTATTGACAACGGTACATTACCACAACACAATCTTGACAGACAGACAGACAGACTTGCGTTGATGGAACAATCAATAAGCCGCAGCAAAGAGAAGTTGCAAACTGTATCAAAGCAAGATATGACGCAGGAATATCAAACTTGCGGTCAGACGGAAACCTTGTTGTTAAAAGGAATGGTGGATAAAAACATAGAGCCTACGGCATCCGTGATTGATGTTTCCGTAGCGATTATGTCAAGAGATTACAAAGGACCAAATAACTACGGAACGAATGGAGTGATTGAATGGAAGTAATAGGAAGTGTATACACCGGAGTGACGGAAGATTTTCAGCGAGGTGTATATCCGATTGCAAGATGTGTAAAAGCTGAAAACCATGATTTAGGAGTTGTTTTAATGGAACAAAGAAGATTAGGAAATTTGTACGGAGACGATAGAGGAACCGGCTTTGCTGGAAATGTATGGGATAAAAACTATATTTCTCCATCTCTTACGACTATGCAAGTGGGTATGAGAGAACCGATGATTGTTGATAAACAGATAGTTGCTATGCGTGGAAGAAACCCTGATAATCCGTCAGATAGAACTGTTGGAAGTCCGACAGAACAGCGGTTAGAAGCGAATACACAAGGCACAAGTAATTGTTTGACAAGTGTGCAGAAAGATAATTTATTACTTGAAAAACCTCAATATCGTATCAGAAAACTGACACCGAGAGAGTGTGGACGGCTGATGGGTGTATCTGATGAAGATATTGACAAAATGGCAGCAGTAAATAGCAATACGCAGTTATATAAGCAATTTGGCAATAGCATCGTTGTAGATGTTATGTGCGCCATGTTTAGGAATTTGAACATTGAGCAGGAGTGATTAAATGGTAAAATCACTAGCACCGTGTATGGATTGTTCTGATAGGCATATTGGTTGCCATGGTATATGTGACAGATATAAGGCATATACAGAAGCACATGAGGAATTTAAAGAGAGTATTCGACAGCAGAAGTTTGTACATAATTCTTTGAAAGATATGCATAAGGAACAATACGCACGATATTTGAGAAATCGTCACAAAGAAAATTAGGAGTGTGATTGAAAATGAGCAAAAGCAAAGAAGAACAGGCGAGACGTGAGGGAATGTCTTATGCACTTAGATACGCAAGGGAACACGGCTTAGATGCCTTAGAATCCGATTTAAAGAAGCGTGGAGCATATAACATACCTGTGCGGATTGATGATAAGGCATTGCAGGAGTTTACAGACAACGCCAAGAACATGATGCTTGACACTATTTTGATTCTTGCATCTGTAACACTGCATGATGAATTTGGATTCGGTAGAGAACGTTTAAATAGGTTTAAGAAGCGGTTTAATTTCAAGGCAGAGTGTATCGGTGAAAACTATACCGATTGGAACGATCAGATATCAATATTAAAAGAAGAGTGCGGATTGGAGTATTCAATCCGCATGAATGAAAAGGATGTGAAATTAAAGTGATTATTATTGATTCAAACGTAGTTACAAAGAGCGTTGAAAATTATGGTGCTGATTTACAGACGACAGTATGCATGGAGGAATGTTCGGAGCTTATACAGGCAATTAGCAAGAAGAAGCGTGGCAAGGGCAGCAGAGACAACCTCATTGAAGAAATGGCGGATGTTATGATCTGCATGGAAATTCTGAAACAGGTGTATGGAATATCTGATAATGAAATTCAGAATTATGTGTGTCAGAAACAGAATAGATGTATTGAAAGGATGAAGAGTGATGAATCATAGGAGGTGGAAAAAGTCATATAAGAAGCGGTACGGAATACGACCGATAATCTTTCTTGACAAGAAGCGCAAGGATAAGGCTATGGCTATGATACGTGATTATATGTCACAGGTTACGATTTACACGCTGGAGAATCAGTATTATTGGGAACTTGGATGCTATTACAACGAGACTTCAATAGATAGCAAGAAATCAATGCTTAAAGCGTGGGAAGGAGGTGTGGTAGATAATGACGATTGATGAATCAATAGAAAGATTTAAAGCCTTGGCAGAAAAGGGGCATATTATATTTTCAAAAGACCCTGATATTGCTGAAAAATTAAACAAAGAATATAGGCAAGTTGCAGAATGGCTGGAAGAACTGAAAGCATACAGAGAACAGCATCAGGCATTGTGTGATGCATACGATGTAAATACAGTTGAAGATATTTACGACAAGGCGATTGACGATTTTATCAAATCGGTAGATAAACATTGTGGATATTACGCCGGAGAATGCAAGAATCTTACGCGTGATGATCTTCTTAAAATTGCAGAAGATTTGAAAAATACATAGAAATCTTTGAGGAGTGATGATTTTATGGGAAACTTTGTAAAGATAGATCGAAAGATTCTTGAATGGGAATGGTGGGATGATTTCAACACATTTAGATTGTTTTTCTACATGCTTGTGTCTGCATATTGGAAGGATGGGTACTATAAAGGAGAACTGATCGAGCGTGGTTCTTTCCCATCTTCCATATCGAAATTGGCATCTGAAACAGGCTTAACAGACAATGAAATTCGCAACGCGCTAAAGCACCTTAAAAGCACAGGCGAAATCACAAGCAAAGCACATAGTAAATATAGCATATTTACTATAAAAAACTACAATTTGTATCAATCAGATAACAAGCAAAAATGCGATGAAGCCACAAGCACTGATGCAATCAAAATGCAATCAGATAACGAACAGATAACGAACCTTCCTATTATAAAAGAAGTAAAGAATATAAGAAGTAAAGAATATAAGAATAATATAGGGGCGAAAACGACACATTATGACGATCCCGATCTTAATTCTGCATTCGCTGAATTTTTGGATATGCGTAAGAAGATTAAAAAGCCGATTGCTACGAAACAGGCACTTACGCGTATGAAAAATAAAATTGAAAGATTGTCCGGCGGAGATACCAGATTAGCGATTAAGATTTTGAATCAGTCGGTAGATCATTGTTGGTCGGATGTATATGAGCTTAAAAGTGATTATGGCAGCAGGCATATACCGGATGCTGAAAAACCTAAATCCGTAACCGACACGCAGTTAGAATCGCTTGCGGAACGACAAAAACAGAGCGTTCCGATTATGAGCGATGAAGAAATAAATAAAATGTTTGGAGAGGAGTGATGATATGGAGAGATTAACGAAGAAAAATGACAGTGGAGGTCACTACTATCCGAAATGCTTTGAAAAGTGTAACGGATTGGGGGCGAGTGGCGAATGCGATGACTGTGAGATTATGACAAGTGTTTGTGAGAAGTTAGGAGAGTATGAGGACCTGGAGGAACAGGGCAGACTTATCAAGCTGCCTTGCAGGATTGGAGATACGGTATATGTCAAAATGGCACCATACTGTAAAACGAATTATGCAGAAGCGGAAGTTAAAGATTTTGTACATTTTATTTCTTGTGGCTTTTGCATAGTTGTCACTTCAAAATATTTTGACAAACAAAATATACCATTTTCAGAATTTGATAAAACCGTATTTCTCAAAAAGCCCGAAGCCGAAGCAAAACTGAAAGAATTGAGAGGTGGAGAAAATGTTAAAACATCTTAAATTTTGTCATGTAACTGGTGGAAAATATAATTTTGATTGTCACCTTTATTTAAGTGATATCTCTATTAAGAACTACAAAAATATAGGTTGCAAAGTCAAAATTTTGCTTGATTGAGAAATAAGTAGGAGAGAATAGAACATGGAAGATAGATATTTATTCAAGGCTAAGAGGATTAGTGACGGAGAATGGGTGCAAGGCTACCTGTTTGATGATGGATTTGAAAATGGGAGAATATTTATAGGCGGTCTTGTTATTGAAAAATATAACGGAACTGCTTGTGATGATTGGAACGTTACCGGTATAGATTTCTGTGAAGTAGACCCATCCACCATCTGCCAATGCACAGGCTTGAAGGATAAGAAGGGCAAGCTGATTTGGGAAAATGATATTGTTGACTTATTAGGGCATAAAGGGACTATCAAGTTTGAATGTGGCAGTTTTGGAATTGGATATCGAAAAAATATTGATTGGGAAGAAATGCAAGCCAATATTATGCGTGTTACAGGGTGTGAAAACATTTTATATGCTTGTGAAAACGATAATTATATATCATTGTGGGAAATCTATTGGAATTTTAATGATGAGGATGATTCGGTAAACACAGTAGAAGTTACCGGCAACATTTTTGACAATAAAGAGTTATTAGAAAGCGAGGGATAATATGATAGAGAGTGAAGCAGTAGAAAAACTGAAAAATATGCGACTGTTTATGCAAATTGAGGACAAGAACAACGATTGCAAATTTACAGAAGATGATTACAAAGCTAACGAAATGGCAATACAGGCACTTGAAAAGCAGATACCGAAGAAACCGATATATATCGCAAATTTAGGTTGTACAGCATTATGGTTATGCCCAGTATGCGAAAGAAGAATAATCAGAAGTGATTTAGTTTACTGCCATCAGTGCGGACAGAAATTGGATTGGAGTGATGAAGATGAGCGAAGCTGAATATATGGAAGATGGAGCGGATTATTTAGAGGAAGGATGTCAAAGACAGACTTGTGATGGCTGTATGGCTTACAATTATTGTCTGATAAAAGAACAGGAGGGCGAAGAATGAGATTGATTGATGCGGACGAATTAAAAAATGTATTAGTAAAACACTTTGATGCTTATTTTAACGAAAATGGCAGACTTATGTATAGCGACCACATATGCACAAGCGACGATGTAAGCGATTTGTTTAATTTGATTGACAAGCAATCGACCTCATATGACACAGATGATGCCGTGGAGCGTTTAAAGAAAGCATCATACGAACGGTTCGGGAATGACGGCATGGGCGGAGAACTTGTAGTTAACTTAGATGATGTGATCGAGATTGTAAAGGAAGGTGGCAAAGATGAATGATTTAATTACTCGAAAATCTATAATGAGACTTTTGCGCGACTTACGTATTGATAATATGCAAGTCAATGGCAAAAGCATTTTGACGCATATAAGAGAAATTCCAACAGCAATCAATGTAAATCGAGTAATCGGAAATTTGAACGCAGAAGCAGATATATCCTGTGAAAACTTTGATAAATACGCAAGAGAAGTTGCTATTTCCGAAAATGAAAATACGTTTTCAGCAGGACTCATCAGGGCGGTAGAAATTATAAGGGAGTGTGAATCAGATGGGAATGGTTGATGAAATACGAAGGATGCGAGTAGAAAGCGCAAACAGGAATTTCAAGCCGGATTATAAATGCCCCATCTGCAAAGACACACACATTGTAATTGTCAAGGATGCAGATGGTAGGACGGTAGCAAGAGATTGTGATTGCATGGCAAAAACCGTATATCGTAGATTGATGCGTGCAAGCGGAATTGATGCGGAAGATGTGAATGTCAGATTTAATGATTTTCAGACATTTAACGAACAGGAATTACAGATTGCGAAAGCAACCGCTGCTAAGTATTGCAAGGATTTGCCAATGCAACGATATCAGAAAAATAACAGTTTATTACTTACCGGACTTCCGGGAAGAGGAAAGACAATGTTAGGCTTTTGCGTTGCAAATCAGCTTATCAAGAATGGTACACCTGTTCAGTATGTGAGCTACCGGGATGCAATTACAAGGTTGAAACAGAATATTACAGACAACGTGGAGTATTCAGAAGAGATAAACCGCATGAAGAATGTGAGTGTTCTGTTCATTGACGATTTATTCAAGGGTAGAAGCACAGACAGCGATAAAAATATCATGTACGAGCTTATCAATCACAGATACTTGAAGCGGTTACCTATGATCGTTTCGACAGAGAAATATCCGAAGGATTTACTTGCTGTGGATGAAGCAATCGGTAGCAGAATCATTGAGATGTCTAAGGGGTATGTGGTTGAGTTCAAAGAAAGTGGCAATTACAGATTGAGGTAGTATTTATGGATGATGATTAAGAAAGGAGTTTTGAAGATGGCGAGAAAAAAAGGATTTGGAGTAAGCCCAATCACAAACAAAATTTTTTATGGAACGCAAGACACAGAAAAACAGATGTGGGTTGGCGATAAAACAGATGTTACAGATGATGTTATAGCTGCTGTATATGAATGGTTTATTGGTAACATGGAAAATGAACACGGAAAGCGCACAGAGTATTCAATCACATACCCAGGCACCGATTATGAATTGATTATGCGGAAGAAAGAGTAAAAATAAGAGAAAGGAGGCAGATAGATTTGTCCGGACAATAAATCGCGATTTGCTATCCTTTAAAACTATGAGTAGTGCATATCATAAAAATATTGCAGAGGGAAGATGCGGTCAATGTGGGAAAATCAATGATCGTCCCAATAAAGCAGTGTGTTCTGAATGTGCAAAAAAAGACGTTATATATCAAACGGAGACACGAAATTGGTATAGAAATCATGGATATTGCCCTCAATGTAAAAAAAATAAGCTCATGGGGCAAGAAAAAACATGCGTTGAATGCAGAGCAAAGAATGCAGAAAAAGCAGAATTAAAAAGAGAATTAGATAGGGAATCGTATAACAATTCTATATCTTCCTATCATAAATCTATTTATGACAGGAGAAAAGAACAGGGTTTATGCCCTGTTTGTGGTAAAACAAATAAAGAAAAAAGATACGTTACATGTAATAATTGCCGGAATAAAAAGAACAGCAGGACAAAACCTAAAACATTAAGAGATGAAAGAGAGAAAGGCGGATTGTGCATTTGGTGCGACCGACCTGTTAAAGACGGATATAAAATTTGCGAAATTCACTATCAGATGAATTGCGAAAAAGCAAAGAAAGCAAACAGAGACTATCTAAGAAAGAGTAACAAGGCATTATTTATTAAATATTAAAGGAGAAATGGCTTATGAAGTTTAGTAGACTTACTAAGCCGGAAATTGAGGGGATTCTTACTAAAGCAAACTTTACGGACGAAGAAGAACAGATTTTTAGAATGTTGTGTCGGGGAAGCACAATATCGGAAATAGCATATAGGATGTCTATATGCGACAGGACAGTAAACAGGAAAATTAGTTGCATACGAGACAAGATATCTCGTGTTGAAGGAGATGGTGATAAATGGTTATAGTAACCATCGAGGGTAAGGAGATTGATGTTGAAAATATTGAATTGCCAGATGAAGTGTTAAGGATGATTGCAGAAGCGATTGACAGTAAATAAAGAATGAACTAAAATGTGTCGCAAGTGTAGTAATGCGGCACATTTTTGATAGGAGGTATAAAAAATGGAATGTGTTGCATACATGCGTGTCTCGACAGAAAAACAGGCAGAAGAAGGAAACGGACTTGAAAGCCAAAAGCGAGACATAGAATTGTATTGTAGAAAAAACGAATTGATTATTTCTGATTGGTACATTGATGACGGATATACCGGTGCTAATATGAATAGGCCGGAGTTGCAAAGGCTAATAAACGATTGCGGCAGAAAACGTGTGAAATGTGTTGTCGCATTCAAACTTGATAGATTGTCAAGAAGTATGGTTGACGGAATATACATGATTGAAAGAGTTTTTCAACCCAACAACGTGCAATTTAAGTGCGTTCACGATTCAATATCTTATGACAGTCCGATGGAGCAGGCATATACTCAAATGATGGCTGTATTTGCACAGCTTGATAAGAATACTATGATGCTTCGTATGCGTGGAGGAATGCTGGAACGTGTCAAACAAGGGTATTGGATGGGTGGAGGGAATACGCCTTATTGTTATACATACAGCAAAGAAAAAGGCATATTGATACCAATTCCGGAACGAGCAGAACAAGCGAACAAGGCTATTGATTTGTTTATCGCCGGAAATTCCGATGTAGCGATTCAAAGAATTTTAGGATATACAAGCGAATTGGTTGTAAGAAGCATATTGACAGGTGTTGTAAACATAGGGATGATTCCGTATAAAGGGAACATATACCAAGGACTTCACGAACCTATTTTTGATAAAGATAAGTTTGAGATGGCACAGCAAATAAGAAAATCAAGAAGAAGCAAAAAATCTTATTGCCAAAACCTTACTCCCAATATGCTTACAGGTCTGTGCTATTGTGGAGTTTGCGGTTGCAAGATGCGTTATCAAAAATGGACGAATGGAGTTAGAAAGATTTATTGCTGCTCACGGAATAAGGATTTGTACTATCTTCCGAACTTTAACAACGATTGCGATAACTCTATAGAATGGGCGGATAATATCGAGAATATTGTTGAATCGGAAATGCTGAAAATATCTGTAAATCTGTCAAAATATAAGCCAAAAGAAAAAGAAAACAAGATAGACATAATGCAGTCGCAGTTAGATAAGGAAAAATCAAAATTGAAACGGCTGTATGAATTATACGCCGACGGAAACGATACAGTCTTAGATATGATAAAAGATCAGGAATCAAAAGTAAAAAACCTCGACGATTCAATCAAGGAAGAACAAAAGTCCGGAGACAACAATCCGAAAAAGCAATTTGTTTACGAGAATATTAAAAAACTTGCCGATGTTTGGGACGACATCGACAAGCCAGCTAAAAACAAGATATTAAAGACTATAATAGACAAGATAATTATAGTCAACGGAAATGTGGAAATTCAATTAAAGAATTTTTAGCACCTACTATACGCCGTGGGTA